ATGGGGCAAAGGCGCACCCGCGGTGACGGGGGACTCTACAAACGCAGCGATGGCATGTGGGTCGGAGCCGTCGATATCCCCACCGAAGATGGAAAGCGCCGACGCCGAACTGTCTCCTCGAAAGACAAGGCAACCGCCCTGGCGAAGCTGCGCACCCTGCGATCTGAGATCACATCGGGGAAGGCGCCCACAACCTCCAACACCACACTCGAACAGTGGCTCACCCACTGGCTTGAGACCATCCAGAAGCCGCGCGTACGTCCAACCACATTCAAGTACTACGAGACCACCGTCCGTCTCTATATCCTGCCGTTCCTTAACGGCAGTGTGAGGCTGGGCAAGCTCACCCCGGCGGAAGTACGCAAGATGATCGCCCGCAATGGAACACGCAACGCACAGAAGGCCCACCAGACTCTCGTGAAAGCGCTCGGCGATGCCATGGACGAGGGGATGTTGGATCGCAATGTCGCAGCGGTCGTCGACAAGCCCAGGCATGTCGCCGAGGAGCGCCAACCGTTCACATTCGCAGAATCTCGCCAAATCATCACCACCGCATTCGAGATCAACGATCCATGGGCGACGATGTGGACTTCCATGTTCTTCACCGCCGCCCGGCAGGGCGAGATCATCGGCATGGAGTCCGACCGCTGCGACCTTATCGAGGGGCTGTTCGACTTCGGTTGGCAGCTACAACAGCTGCCGTCCGATCTTCCAAAAGGCTTCAACTACCGGCCCTGCTACAAGTCCCTGGTGTGGACCAAGCCAAAGAACAAAGCCGGTGACCGCATCGCCCCAATGACTGCGCCAGTCTGGGCAATGATGAAGACCTACGTCGCCAACGACACCAGACCCAACCCCCACGGCCTGGTATGGCGGCATGAAGACGGTCACCCGATCTCACCCACTGACGCCTCCGAGGCGTGGCGAGCATTACTGAAAGCTGCCGGCGTGCGGTACCGGTCAATGCACTCGGCCCGCCACACCACTTCAACGCTGCTCAACAAAGCCCGCGTCTCCCAGGAGACGCGCATGAAAGTGGTTGGCCACTCAACCGCGGCTGCGCACCAGGGCTATGTACACGTGGACCACGAGACGGCCCGCGCGGCGCTGTCGAACCTCAATGAGTTGTTGGATTGAGTTCAGCCTGCTAATTCTGGGTGGACCGTGCCGCTATCGCGGATATCCCATATTTTTCCGGTGTCAACGCCGTTGAAGTTTATTCGATCGAGAGTGACTTTTTCGTATCCCACATTCAAGACGATGGTGTCCTGATTGCTGTTTCCGTATGCATCCTTGGTCGGAAAGGTTCCTTGTATGAAGACCTTTGTGGCGTTGGGGTATTCGGAGTGTGCGTACTTGAGCGCTTCGATGGTCTTGTTTTGGGCTCCACGGCGCGTAAGCCCCATAAAGACTGCGTCAGAGATTCTGAAGCTTCCGAAGACGACCTCTCCACTCGATCCCGACTCTGTCCGAAAGGAGACACCTTCGGGCGGTTTTGGCTTCTGAGGTTCTACCGGTCGCGCAGGTTCGACCAGCGCGGGCGCTGATGCTTTCGTTGCCGTGCCAGTGTGGGTGGATGGCTGAGTATCCTTACGGTCTTGTCCCCCGATCAATCCGATCAGGAAGAGGACGGCAACTGCCCCCACGATCCACGGCCACTTGGGCGTTTCCTTCTTATTGGGCGACCGCATCAGCTGGTCCGTCCATCTAGCCCCATCGAAGTATCGCAGCCCCGGAGCGCCTGACGGATCTGGATACCAACCCGGCATTGACATTGCGGCCCCCTTATTCATTGTTGACCTGCAAATCCTACGACTTTGATAGGAGTCTGCGTGCCCATCTGAGAAGTCGAATTTGGTCCCGGCGTTCACGCTCGGGGTCATGCTCACGGCTTAGGTATTCATCGAGGGCGCGCTGCATGTCGGGGTCTCTCAGCGCTCCCATGGTGCGCCGTTCTGCTGGTACCACTGCTCGCGTCTTTCCTGTGACCACCATGGCGCAGGTGGGCCGAAAGGGTGTGTGAAGCCCCAGCGGAATGCCGGGTTATTGAACGCGAACCACGGATGCAGAAGCCGCAGGAGCCTCATCACGACCTCCAGTCCTGAGGAACCGGCCGCCCCTCGGATACGTCCCGAGCGCATGCCCGCATGCCGTATTCGATCGCTCCCGAGTAGAACCTCGAGTATCGGCCGGCGAAGGTCCGCAAGATCCAATTGGCCAACCGTATCGCCCCGCGCTCAACAACGGTAGCGCCGCCAAGTTCGCTCATACCCCAATTGTCCCGCGTTTCAGGCGAAGTCGCGGTGTCTACCGCGTCCGGATTCTCAGTAGCCGGTTTACGGTCACCGGATCAGACTTTAGGGCGTCTTCACTTTCCAGGATCTGGTTGAGCTTCTGGTAGTACCTCACGGGGGAGAGCCCAAACCGGTCCTGGATGGCCTTCTCTTTGTCTCCGATCTGGCTCCACCAAATGTTCTCGAATGCAAGCACTTCCGCAGTATTCGGGCCGATCACGGTATCCACATCCATTCGTCACCGAGGACGTGTTCAAGTTCAGCGGTTTCCATCGGGTCGAGCGTGGACATTCGCGTTCGCAGCGTTGGGCCATCCACCCACAGTCCTTCGGCCAGCTCGTCGCAATCTTGCGTCCATCGCAAGCCGTCCACCAAATCGCCGAAGGTGATGAGTCGTCGCGCAGCGAGCTCGTCAACGATGCGTTCTTCGCGTGCGGCTGCCCTTGGGTCGGTGGGCAGCGGTCCGCGTTCCCAGTGGATCAGTTCGTGGGTCAGGGTGCATCGCCGATGGACCTGCTGCAATCGTTTGCACAGCCAAATCTTTTGGCGCGTGAAGCTGGTCAGCCCCCACACTTGTTCGGGTAGTTCCCGGCGACAATTGATGACCACATGGGGGTAGTGATCAGCGGCGTAGCGCCAGGGATGCCAACGTTGGCTCATGGTGGTGAAGCTAGCGTCACCCACTGACAAAAATGGCTCTGACCAGGAACTACATGGATGTAACTTCTCCACGGCAAGGGCCTGCCAAATCACATCAGAGAAACCTCAGATGTGCGTTATCGTTGAGTCATGACCGCCGCGATCAGCTACGAAAGCGTCTCGTCCATCGTGGAGACGGACGCTCATGCCGAGTTGCGCGTGTCTGGCAAGCCGAACGCGAAGTATGTGCAGGTCACCGAGTCGGATGGGACTATCCGGCTTATCCCGCTATCCCTGCTGCATGAGTCGGAGCGGGCGATCCTGGAAAACCCCGGTCTGTACAACCAGCTCCGAAGGGGTTTGACGGAGTTCGCCGAGGGGCAGAGCGTGTCTAGTGACTGGTTGTTCGCTGACGAGTGAGCGCCGAGGAAGTTCGGTTTAGTCCATCCGTTGACCGATGGTTACGGGTCTTTTTACCAAGGTTAGGGTCTATAGACCCTAACCTTGCTCCCTTTTGGATCGGCCCTGACTACCGTTGAACACTGCCGCCAAACCGATCACGTCAAACACCGCAATACCGCCCCCGATCCACTCGTGGCCGAGGTAAGCGAACCATGCGGACACGGCAAACCCAGCGAGAACGGCTGCTAGCCCAAATCGTTGGCCTTGACTGCGCCCCTTATCGGGTATGCGGTAAGGGGCTTCGCGCATATAGATATCCGAGTCGACCGTCTTGCGTAATGACGAAACATATGTGTCGTACAGCTCTGGGGTGTTGTGCTTCATCCGCTCCATTTCCGCTGGATCCGGTGTCAGCAGAGGCAGATGCAGGTGATTCTCGGTGAGATACGCGGTGAGCTGTGTTAGCGAGAGACTTGGCGAAGGTTCCGATTCGCCCGCAGCAGGCTCGCGTTGAGGTTGTACGGCTCCGGGGCTGGCATCATCTCCCTCAGTGCTTCGTACGTCGCCTCGCCCTTGATGTCGAACAGGCTTCCCAGGCCGATCAGGAACGCACGCGTCCGCGTCCCCGTGTTCGTCTCCCGAGTGCTCATGGCTCAACGATAGCTCCTTGTCATGCGGTATGTGAATGTGTTGTGCATGACGCTATCGGTCGGCATGCGGTTCAAGTGGGTAGATCACGAGTCCATGGGTCGCTGCGGCTTATCCTCGTCCGTCACCCTGCGTGCGGCTAGGCCGTAGTCGCCTGGGTTGAAGTCGACCTCCAAGTCGGATCTGTTGGGGTACATCACCTCCTCGTTTTCGTTGCCTTCCGGCGATGCTGACGGTTGCGACGCAGCTTCCAGATCATTTCTATCCCCTCCTGATTGATGGTGGTATGCGCGAGATCGGCGCGCTTGGTGGCCGCCGAATTCATCTGCCTGGGCGAATTCCCTTATGACCTCAGCTAGGAGTTCTTGGTCTCGTGCAATCAGCCCAAGGACTCCAGAACCCGTCAAGATCCCAAAGCTTGATTGAACGAAGTCTTTGATGTCGGCAGGATTGGCCCCAAGATCGTTCGCCAGCTGGGCCAGGGTCCATGCGGAACGAACGCCACTGAGTAGTTCCGCCTGCTTGTCAGCTTCGCCATCTGGATCAAGCCGTGCGCGGTCACGAGCAGCTGCTATCGCATCAGCTAGCTCGGTCTCGATACCCCTTCCCCCTCGTGTGCGCAGGGCGAGCGTGCGCACTTCAAGGGGAGTCGCGTCGCCGCCAGCCAGCACCGCGTCAATGCTGCCCGTCTCCCATTCGAGTGCAGCCTCGATCTTTATCCGGGATCCCTCTTGTGGCCATCTAGCCCCTGATTCCAGAGCCCCATACGTTTTCGGATCCACCTTGGCGGCGGCGACGATGTCGGCCTGTGTTCGCCCAAGCTCTAGGCGCCGCGCCTTGACGATGGCTCCAACTTCATCCCTTGAGCGTTCCTTCATGACTTCAGTGTGACGGGAACAATCAGGAACATCAAACGTAAAGTTCCGTTCCCGTCTGCGGAAAATACGGGAATACATGGGCGGAATTACAGGCGAGTAAGCGTGTCTGACCTGCAAGTTACGGCGTATTCCGAACTGTTCCCAGACGATCCCTTGACATGTTCCTGAGTGTTCCGATAGATTCCAGAACATGCCCAGGGAAGAAAAAGGAACTCTCAACCAAGAGTGGGTTCGAGTCGGGGCGACGCTCAGGGCCTTTCGGGAACTTCGCGGCGAAAAGCCAGATCCATTCGCGTCGGCCATTGGAATCAGCCGCCCCTACTTGGCCAACATCGAGGCGGGTCGCAAGAAGCTAACCAATGTCATATTGGCCAGGGCGGCTGCCCGACTCCAAGTTGACCAGGTCGCAATAATGCTGCCCGCAGATCCGGCCGAGGTGGCTTGATGAGCTCCGACTTGACCCTTGCCTCGGCACGTGCCGATCGGGACGCGCTAGCCGATCGAACCGATGTGCTCGACAAGGTGGGCGTCCTGCGGATGCTGCCCGACGATGCGCATGTCACCACCGACGCAGTCGCGTCGTTCTATGAGGTGCCTACCAAGACGATCCAGGCCGTCGTGATGCGCAACCGCGAAGAGCTGGATGACGATGGGATCCAGGTTTTGTCGCGCACCGAGTTTCTTGAGACCTTCAACATGCAGGTCTCAAATCTCGACCCAAAGGCACGCTCCATCACCCTCTACCCGCGCCGTGCCGTGCTGCGCGTCGGGATGCTTCTGCGTGACTCGCCAGTAGCGCGAAAGGTCCGGGATCACCTCCTAGACTCCGAGCGCCTTCCTGCCACTCGCGAAGAGCGGTTCGCCCTGGCCCTACTGGATGCCAAGGTAATGATCGACCAGCGCGACGCCCGTATTGCTGAACTTGAGCCCAAGGCTCGAAAGTTCGACAACTTCCTATCCGCCGATGGCGACTACGACGTCAATGAAGCCGCGAAGGTGCTGTGCCGCTCGGGCATTGAGACAGGTGAGATCAAGCTCGGGGAGTCCCTAAGGGCAATCAGGTGGACATACAAAGACCACAAGGGCCGCCCGCGCGCATACCAGTCAGCCATAAATGCGGGATACCTCACCGAGAAGCCCAACGGTGAGTGGATCGCCGACGATGGCCGTATCCACCTGCGGACGCCGCAGGTCCGTGTCACCCCATTGGGAATCGACAAGCTGATCGAAAAATTGGGAGGCGCGGCATGACCACGGTCATTGAAGGCGAAGTAATAGACACCCTCCCTTCCGAGGTTGAGAGCAAGGTCGTGGCCCTCAGGTCACTCGATGGAGACTCTCAAGCGGCGGCCGTAACGGTAATGCTGTCACACTCGCGTACCGGCCTATTGGCCGCTATTGCGGCACAAGAGCTTCCGCGAATCATGGAATGGAAGGCCAAGGCGTCAGCCGTATCTGAGGTCGCCAAGCAGCTGCGTCTAAGTAAGGACATTCAGCAGGAAGCTGAGGAATTTGTACGTCGAGCCGAGCGTGGACTGGGGGTAGCCATTCGGGATGGGCAGGCGTCTGGTGCGGTCGAGACGGTCGATGAGGCCAGGGTGCGAGCTGGCCTAACCCGACAATCAGGGCCTGGGTGCCATCTAGGCGCTAAACCTAAGCCAACTGATTACGCCAAACCACATGAGCTGTCGGGCATACATCGAGCGGGTGGGATCTACGCCATGACCGATGGTGTCTCCGATGAACAGTTCGAGGAAGTAATCACCCAGGCGAAGGTCGAGGGTGACCTTTCGCGAGCGAATGTGGCCCGCAAGTGCAAGGACAAAGCCCAAGCCGTAAGGGAAGTCGTAGACGCCGACGATCCGCTGATCGACGCCGCCGTGGCCGAGCCTGTGACCACCAAGTGGCCGTTCCGTAACTCGCCCACCGAGTTCCTGGCTGAAATCACCGGCAGCATTGCGGCTTTCGCGGAGAACATCAAATGGATAACCGCCGGAGCGGTTGAACCTGGAGAACTGGAAACCCTTACTAATCAAGCACGTAACGCCTGGAAGCAAATCAACAAACATCTCAAGGAGATCAACGATGTCTAAGCCCGAGCGCATCGAGTTCACTTCCCGCATCGGATGGGTGCGGCTAGATCAGATGAAAGTAAGCCCTGTAGCGCAACGTGCACTGAATCAGGCGTGGGTGGATCGGCTTGCGGCCGAATTCAACCCAGATGTGATGGGAATGCTGCACGTCTCATACAGGGACGGTTGGTACTACGTCATTGACGGCCAGCATCGCAAGTCTGCGGCCATCCAATGGATGGGATCGGATCAGCAGGTGCAATGTCATATCTACGAGGGTCTGACGTCGGCGGACGAAGCTGATCTGTTCCTTCGGCTCAACTCGGTAAAAGCGCAGACGCCGATGTCGAAATACAAGGTTGCACTAACAGCTGGACGCCCTATCGAAACAGACATCGATCGCATCGCACGATCGGCTGGCCTGGTAATCGGACTGAGTAAGGATCTCGAAGAGATCGGTTGTGTCACCGCACTTGTCAACACTTACAACAAGTCGGGACCAGGCTCACTTGCCTTTGCGCTACGGGTGATCCGAGACGCATATGGATATGACGGATTCCAGCGCGACCCGATCGCGGCACTGGCGCTTATCAAGGATAGGTACGGCGATGCCATAGAGGAAGACAAGCTGGTAATGCGCCTCAACAAGATTGGCGTTGTGGAGCTTCGTCGCGAGGCACGAAAGTGGCGGGACACTACCGGTAATCCCGGGGCGCAATGCTTCGCACACGCCATGATTATTTTCTACAACCGCGGCAGCGGTAAGCGTGTCGACCCCTGGTGGAACCTCGGGATCGTGGGAGTGGCATGAGCGCCTCATCCTGCATCGTGTGCTTTCAGGGCACAGACACAGCACTGGCCTTCTATGGATCGCCGGAATGGTGCGTGGCTGGCCTCATGACTCTTGGAGTTCCCGGTGATCAGGCGATGGCAACCTTCGAAAGCTGCCATCCGAACCCATCGGACCCGATGACGGTGACATATCGAGTCTGCTCATCATGCGTAGAGAGAGCAGGATGCCTCCCGGAGCCAAAGCTGACGATTCCTGGATTCGAAATCCCCGCTGTATACCAGCCAGGGATGACGGCATGAGCAAGCTTTCCTATAACCGCAAAGAAGCCTCCGAGTACCTCGGTATCAGCCTCTACAAGCTGGACGAACACAAGCGCCTGGGCCATATCTGCCCGCGGTACGACGGCTCGGTTCCGCTGTACCCCAAGGAAGAACTCGACTCATTCTTCGCGTCCCTGCCGTCAGAACCTAAGTCGGCGTAGATCGTTCACAACTGAATAAGCCCCCGGAACGCAGGGGTGGGCAATCTTGGCGGACGACCACCCCTGCGCCACTGCAACCAACACCTTGGAGGTGTGGCGTGTTCAAGCATAGATCCATCACGGCGGTAGCCGTAACAGTCCTAGCGGTTTCATGTGCTCCACCAGCCCACGCGGACTCGGCTCAAGACCTAGCCGAAAAGTACGGCATCTCGGTGTGCCGCAGTCTGGACGCTGATCCCACGATCGATGGGGTTCTCAACACCGGGATATCACTCACCAAAAAAGCGAACATCGACCCGTATGTAGCGGGACAAGTGTTGGCATACAGCGCCATCTGGTTTTGCCCCACGCACATCACTCTCTTGAAGCGGTTCGCCGACTACTACAAGGGAGGGCGAGAAGCATGAACCCCAGTGGTTTCCATCTTCATTGTGATGGTGCATATCCGTTGCCGCCGTTGAAGATTTACGGGCCTAGAGCTGCTGGAACTCGCAACGTTCTTGACTGCATCGCAGAGATGGATTTGGAGGACATCGAGGAGATGTTGGCCTCTGTCCGTAGCCAACTACCCAACCCGGAGTCGGTGTTGTGGCGGTACGACAAGTGCGAGTTGGAGACCTACACGGCGCTAAGCGCTGAACTCAAGGTCAACCCACGGGCATTGAATGCCGAACTCAAGCACGGATGCGAATTCAACTGGGACTCAGATGGCCCCGAGTATTCCGAAGATGAAGAAGGGGAGGCGGCGTGATGTTCGCCCTACTCATAGCTGTATGCGCGATCGTCTTCCTTGCAGTCATTCTCGGCGGGCTTGGGCTTGGCGGGTGGGCGATGTGGGAGTGCTGGAAAACCGCACACCGTCCTGGCTATCAGTCCCCGCTAGTGCACGGTTGGGAGGACTGATGCGCGAGCTATTCACGTTCCCAATCTGCCACGCACACCAAGTGTTCCACCCATGTAGGCCGTGCGAGAGGGAGCAGGCCCGTAACCAGGTCAAGAACTGGACCGCTATCGGGTGGCTGCTCACGTTCTCGGTGTTTTTCATGGTCGTTCTATGGTACTCGGCAGGTGGGCGATGAACATCCGAGAACTAGGCGCCGTGGACCAGCTGTTCGCGGCAGCCAACGACCACCTTTCCGAAGCGGTGATCACCGTGAAGGAAATGGTTGATGCACATGGACCAGAAGAGGTGTGGGACAGATTCATCCGTGTGCTGACCGAACGTATTGAAGCAGGCGATTCGGATATCAAGACCATCGTCCATATTCACGCTACAGCGTTGATCCGGTTAGCGAGGCAGTCATGAGCCTGTATGAATTCCACTGGCGCAATGGTGTATCCGAAGAGCTGTATGGCGATAGTGCTGCCGACGCTCTCGTCCGTGCTGGTTATGGAAGTGGCGCACTAGCCGCGCTCGACTACTACGAAGAGAAGCGGGGGGCGTCACAGTGAGGGATCAAATCATTGCCGTCATGGTTGTAGCTGTCCTCGCCCTGATGATCGCATGGCAGACATCCGATACTCGGGAGTGGCGTAAGGAAAACAAGGCCCTGCGCCGTGAAATCGCCCGCCTGTCAAAGCATCCCTCTACCTATGAGCCTGAACCACTCCCGTATATGCAGAGGTTGTATGCGGACGATGAGTAGGTACACGATCAATCATGACGAGGCCGATGCGCGGGTGTTGTTGATGTGCGCGGAAATGCTCAAGCACCTTGACCTAGCCGGCCGTGGCGGTGTTGATGTGTCCGCTTCTATTGCCGAGGTTATGGCCAGGCGTGATGAAGTGTTGCGTTCCAGGGGTATTGAGCCGAACGGGCAGGGGACATGCAAATGAGTGGGTTGAGTGATGCGCAGCGCGGGGCGCTCAAGAGTTGCTTGGAAGAGATCTATTTCGGGTACGGCGAGAAGGATTGGGAACGCCTCGCTGGTGAAGCTACTGATCGGATCGCGTCTGCGGTGAGGACGGCGTCATGAGCGACTACATCAAGGATGTTCTTAAAGACGCTATCGAGGAAGAGCTTTCGTTGGGTGGTGATGCGGGGACTGTGATGGCCCGTATCGGTGAGGTGTTGTCAGAAGAGGGCTACAGGGTGGTGGCGTTGTGAAGCTGGAACCGACCGAAGCGCAGCGGAAAGCCATGAGGCACATAGCGGGGATTCGGCTCGATGCAGCCGCGCACCACCGCTTTAAGCCTGATCCTGAAGAGTTCCTTACTGAGCTAATCGCTGCCGCTAACAGCATCCCTGAGGGGCCACCTGTTGGCACCATCGCACGACGACCAGACGGGGAGTGGATTGCATGGCGCACCGAAGACGGTTGGGGGTACCGGTTCATCGGGGATGAGGAACCGAACGAATGGCCTCCCGGTAGTAGCATCGCCGACTTTTGGCCGCAGATCCGCCCCGACGAGTGGCCCGAACAAGTAGGGTTGGATTGGTTCCCACCTGGCGAAGAGCCGATTGTGCCTCGGCCCGACCCAACAGCACAACAGGAACCGGGGGCGTTCAACCGCTTTCCGGGAATTGAGAATCCCACCACCTCCGACTACATCGGGGCGGCTGTTGCCGATGAGCAGCTGAAGTTGGTGTTCGCTCTCCGCGATGTGCGTAAAGAGCGGGGTCTGGAAATAGCGGAAGTGGCAGAGGCCGCAGACGTGCCCGCCTCTGAGATCTCCATGTTTGAGAGCGGTTCGAGTAATCCGACTTTGTCGTTGGTTCGCCGTTACGCCAAGGCGGTGGGGGCGGTTTTCACGGTTGATGTGCGTAAGTGGGAAGACACTCAGCCACAACGGGAACCGGCGCTACGCGAACGGTTTCCCGAGCAGGCATCGGCTTACGTGGCCGACCCCGAGTTAGCCGAGGTTGACGATGAACCACTCCCATCCGGGTCACTGATCACCCCCAAGCCCCGTACACCCCGTGTCGTTGACCGTCTAGGGGTAGACGAGCAGGGATCACGGTGGCGGGATGAGAACGGATTAATCCACTCGTTCACGGAGGGTGCAGACGGTGGGCGATGGAAGACGCAGATTGGTGGGTCCTGGTACCCGTGGGCGAAGGGTGTAGTGCCGCATGGCGGCGGCGAGTACACCGAAATCCTTGAGCCCCGTGTACTAGCCAGCCTGGCCTATAACGAGGCGCGCGAGGGCGCGGTGTGGAGCATCGTCACCAAAGCGGGGGTTAGGCGCCTGTTTCAGTGTCAATCCGACAGGTGGCACACGCGACTCGACCTTCCTGGTACGCACTGGACACTATGCGAGAACTTCGGTGACGGCCCCTACACCGAAGTTCTCGGTGATCCCTCATGACTCGTGGTGTCCGTATGTCCGATTGGCTCGCAACCGATTACCGGCGTCTGTCTGATCCTGGTCCTGCTGTTCCTGACTGGTTTTGGGTTGATGACGAGTACGACGAGAAGGGGAACCCGCGGTGAGTGAGACGGCTAGAGCGGCGGTTGCTTATCTTGCCGCACTGAACGTGTTGGGCAAGGCCGCGCCGGCCGCGAAAGAAGCAGTGAAGGCTGAGCTTGTCCAGGGCGACGGACTGGCCGGGTTTATTGACGGACACAAGGTCGGCACCGCCACATGGGTCACCTCGAACCGTGTCGCCACAGTCGCCGACGAAGCGGGATTTGTGCAGTGGGTCAAAGACCACTGCGGCGAAACCGAAATCGTTGAGGTTGTGCGCGAAGCGTTCCGCAAGCACCTGTTAGTCAATGCCCTTGAGCAGGACGGCCAAGTGTGGCTGCGCGGCGAGGTATGCCCTTATGTGGTGTTCGAACAACTCAAAGAGCCCTACGTGAAGATCACCCCCACTAAGGATGCCGCCGAGATCGTGTCAAACGCACTCGCCAGTGGGCGGCTATCGCTTGACGGAACCGTGAAAGCCCTGGAATCCAACATTATTGATGCGGAGGTTGAATCATGACCACCATCTACCAAGCGCTATCCGAGGTGATGAAGGATGTCGGAGCCGTCCGCAAGGGTGAGCGGAACCAGCAGCAAGGCTTCTCATTCCGCGGGATCGATGCAGTCACATCGGCGGTGTATCCAGCTCTCACGAAGCACGGCGTGATCGTTGTACCGAAGGTCTTGGACTACGAGTACGGGACTGTTGAGGTGGGCCGCAACCGCACCCTCATGGGGCATGCACGGCTGACAGTAGAGTTCACCTGGTATGGACCAGATGGTGACTCGATCACCTCTGTCGCCGCAGCAGAGTCAATGGATGCCGGCGACAAAGCTACCGCTAAAGCGCACTCAGTGGCTTTCCGTACTGCAATGCTACAAACCCTCTGCCTACCAACGGATGAGCCGGACCCAGACTCACAGGTGTATGAGAGGTCATCGGCACCCCCAGAGCGCACCGACGTAGACGACGCACTCGACGAGCTCGCCGCGGCCTGCACCGAGAACGGGTGGGACCAACGTGAGACCGCAGGGAAGTTCTTCTCTGAGCATGGCAAGCCCCCGCGGCAGTGCACCGCAGATGTGATCCGCAAGTTCATTGGCGATTTGATCAAGCCTCACCCCGCGGAGCGAGCGGAGGCCGCTAGTGCCTAGGCCGGATATCGGGGATGTGCGCGCCGGCCTGCTAACAGTGAAGCAGGCGGCCAGGATCCGAGGATGTAAACCCAAATATCTTGAGCAGTTGGTATGGCAGGCGGTAAAGGCGGATGTCCTGGAACGGGATGGGGCCTGTGTTATCTGCTCCCGCCCGGACGGGGTGTTGGACGTTCACCACCGCATGGCCCGCGGGAGCGGCGGAACTTCCGTGGCCCATATCGCTTTCGGTATGGCCAATCTGATCACTTTATGCAGAGAGCACCACATGTGGGTGGAGGGTAACCCCGACGAGGCTCGCGAGCATGGCTGGAAGTTAGACCATGGCGACACCCTGCCGGCGGATCTTGAGGTTCTGAGGTTCGGCGCAACAGTCCGTCTCTTTGACGACGGCTCTTTCTTGGCGGTGGTGGCGTGATGGCAACGTTTGATCCGCTGAATGTGGAGGCCGCTCTTCAGGGATATCCGGTGTCGTTGTCAAAACCGGATCGTGTGGTGGCGGCGAAAGCCCTAACCGCTCAAGGGTTGTCCGGGACAGAGGTGGCGCGCCGACTGAATGTTACCGACCGCCAGATCGAGCGGTATAAGGCTGAGCCGATGCCTGAACCTGAAGGCCCTCCAGAGGTGGATTACGAGTTCTGCGGCAACGAAAACGTTTTGGTTCGTAAAGCCACCGAGTTGATCCGGTCTCTGCGAACCAAGGATCACTTGGAGGTGTTGGGGGATTGTGTGGACTTCTGTGCCTGGCATCCGGGTGTAGCGGCACAGGTTATGTGTGCGTTGGCGTTGTGGGCTGATTCGGGGGAGTGGGCGTTGGGGAGGTCGGCGTGACTGTTTGGCCTACCTACCACTTCTGCCGTTGTGGTCATCAGAGATACCAGCATAACGGTCAATCAGCTGAGTGTTACGGGGCTTTGGATGACGGTGTGACCCTTTGTGATTGCGGAGGGTTTGTTGAAGACAAGAAGGAATGCGCATGAGCGAGCCTAAGAACGCCAATGAGATCATCACGCAAGCCGCGATCAGATGGTACGGCCCCGCCTTCACCCTTGGCAGCGCCGGATTTGGTGGCTTCATCCTTGAAGAACTGAAGGCCAACGGATACGCAGTAGTAGAACTACCGAGATCCCTGCCGGTAACACCGGAGGTGCAATCCGGGTGTGAGCACACATGCCTTATTGGGTCTGATCTTCTCGCCGCTGCTGCTGCGGCTGCACGTGATTCGGAGGAGCGATGAGCGACCTGCGGGAAGGGCTACTTTTTCCCAACCTCCTAACCCGTTCTGAACGTCGTGAATTGGATCGCGAACCAGAGCCCAGATTCCTGTATCAGAGCATGGGCGCGGGGTGGCAGTCGACGGCTATAGCGCTCTTAGCGGCGCAGGGGGTCATTGAGAAGCCCCGGTTTGCGGTATTCGCCGATACCGGCTGGGAGCCACCGGAGGTATACGCGCATCTCGCTCGTCTAGATGAGGAGGTGTTGGCGCCGGCTGGGATAGCCCTGGTGCGCGTTCGGGCAGGGAGTATCTACGACGAGGCTTTGGACCCCCACTTTCCAAGATCCCTGCCGTTGTACACGAGGGACCCAAAGACTGGCGAGCCAGGCGGTATTACCAGCCGGGCCTGCACAACCAACTTCAAGATGATCGCCATCTATCGGTGGTTGCGTGAGCAGTTGGGAGCCAAGGTAAGCGAGGGGTCCTGCACTTTCTGTAGCGGCGAGGGGCAGCGCAATGCCCCCTGGTTGGTGAAGTATGGACACGAAAAACCCTGGGGTATCTGCTCGGTCTGCCGGGGGACTGGCACTGTCCGGAAGGTTGGCGCGCCACCACAAGGGGTGTGGGCGCGCAGCTACGTGGGCTTCTCTGCTGATGAGATGGGCCGGATATCGCCGTCGCGCGTGTCCTACGCCTTCGACACTTTCCCTTTGGTTGGCAGGGATCAAAACGGCGAGGTTGTGCCGCCTGATCTTTCAATGTCTCGGCACGACTGCGGTGAGTACAACACGCGTCACGGATTCCCTGAGGTGATGAAGTCGGCGTGTATCGGCTGTCCGTGGCATTCGGACGCTGAGTGGATCCGCATCAAACAAGATGAGCGGCAGTGGCAGCAGGTTGTTGATCTGGACCGCAGTATCCGAAACACCCCCGGTTTAGACAACGAAGCCTTTCTCCATAAGAGCCGCATTCCTATTGAGGATGTGACTTTCGAGTCGGCGGATGACGTTGAGCGTCCCAGCTGCTCTCCGTACGGATGCCGTAGCGGGCTGGATACCGATTCCGTGGCACCGCCCTCGCTTTTCGATGACGACTGGATCGATCTAGAGGAGACCGCATGACCGACCTTTGTTCCTGCGGCCACGATCTCGATGAGCATCAACGTCACTACGGCACTTGTAAAGCCACTATCCCTGGTTCTTTTGAGCCTCTTTACCGGTACTGCCCTTGTGGGGGATTTGATAGGAGTGACGATGAGTGACGAGCGTCTGGATTCCTTGGCGAAAGAACTCTGCGAGAAGCGTTCTGTGTCCGCGCCGCTGCGATGGGATTCGCTCACATCTGACCAGAAAGACACATGGCGGCGGATGGCTGCGCAGCGCCTCAACGACCAGGAGGCGGTGTAGATGGGCTGGATACGCGTCTCTGATGACTTCTACGACAACGACAAGTTCAGTGAAGTCGGACCACTGGGGGTGGCGCTGCACTTCGCGGCGATGGGTTTCTGTAACCGGAACCTAACGGACGGATTCTTCAAAAAGAACAAGGCTCGACTTTTCCTTGACTTCGACGGCATCGGTATCACCACTAGTCAATCGGATTGCTTCGGTGTTGGCGTCGACGGTGATGACGCGGTGAAGTTGGTCATCGAATGGATGATGGCATCAGAGCTTTGGCACGAGTGTGGCCATGGGTGCGAGGAATGTCATTCCCGCGAAGACGGCGGCGAACCTGGCGGCGATGAGTACCTGATCCACGACTACCTGAAGTTCCAGTTTTCGCGTCAGGAAATCGAGGAGAAGGCCGAGAAAGCTAGGGCGCGCAAGGAGGCCTGGAAGGCTAGGCAGGCGGTAGAACGTAGTTCGGAACAGCGTTCGGAACGGGGGAAGAACGGCGTTCGGAACGCTGCAGGAACGCTGGCGGAACACGACAACCCAACCCCAACCCCAACCCCAACCCCAACGAAAGATTCATTCTTCGTTCCTCAGAATGAATCTTTAGGGGGGTCACCAAAACCGGGAACCTCACCAGAGCCCGAGTCGGCGTCAGCCCCGCGCTGCGCGCGCCACCCCTACGGAAATCCCGAAGACGAAAACTGCCGGGGCTGCAAGCGAGTCAAAGACGCCGAGAAGGCACAGGAACTCCAGGCCGAAATCGCAGAGAAGGCGGCACGCACAGCAGCAGCCGAGCGGCGACGCAACTGCAAGCTCTGCGGCGGCAGCGGATGGATCGACCTCCCTGACGATTCCGGCGTCATCGACTGCGAATGCAAGACGCCCATCCCAAATCTCCAGCTTGTCCATGACGCCACAAACCAAAGGAGGTCGGCATCGTGACTACCCAAGCCATAACAGACATCAAAGAACTCGTAGGAGAAATGCCAGCGAGAAGATGTGAGTGCCGGATAGAAGGCTGCAACGGCACGGCACATCAGTACGGATGTGACCGCGAGGCCGCGTGGGTGGTTCGAGTCCATGGGGTCGACCACACCGGGCACGGGAACTTCGTCTTGGGCTTGTGTGATGAGTGTTTACGCACCATGCAGCAGATCAAGGCTGGCCTTGGGAACTGCAACACTTGTGGCGAAGCGTGGTCGATCTTGGTGATGCCGCTATGACCGCCTGGTTCAAACGCACACGACCTGAAACACCCCCAGTGGTGCAAGACCTTACCGAGGCGGGAGAAGAAGCCCCAGCGGCCCTCTGGGAGCGATTACAGGTGGAGCTGTGGCCGCAGTGCGTATGCAGGAAACCCGCCGTACGGGTCGTGCTGATCCACAACCTCGACCACTGCGAAGACGGACCCATACCCACCTTCGTATGCAATGAATGCGAAACAGACGTCTACAGGTTCATAGACGACACCCTGGCATGCGTTCACAGGTTTGAGAGATGGGCTTGTAAAACCTGCGGCGGCCCAGTAGCGGCACCACACGACCTCATAGAAGACGTGGTGAAGCTATGAGCGGAATGGGAGGGCGTCCCGCGCTGTGGGCAATCCATCACGACGACGACGCTGCAATGTGGGTCATTGAACAGTTTGTCCCGTTCTATCTCAGCGATTGGGGATGGCGTATACGTGGCGAGTTCCCCTCTGGTGCTGAGGCTATCGCAGCATTCGCGGCAGGTGGAAGATGAGCGACCCATCCGAATCCGCAGTGATAAAGCTCATGGGGTACGCCCACGGCTTCATGAACCCCGAGTACATCCACCTGACGAGGGAAGAGGCGCAGGTGATTTTGCAGGCGCTGGAAAGGTTGGCTGATCTAAGTGTCTGATCCTGCAATCGAAGCCGCACGCAAGGTATTCACCGAGTACTGGCCGGATCAAGGCGACTTTGAGTTCAACTACAGCAACGAGGGCCGCTTCGGTATCGAGGTCGCCCGTGAGATGGCTAAGTCGGTACAGGAACAACTGGCCGTCATCCGTGAACGCTACGAATTGGTACGTACGTGGATGCTCGCAGCTGAGACATCAGCGGAACTATCCCGGCACTCAAGCGAAATGGCTGGTCTCAAGTACGCATACGACCTGATAGCACCCACGGTTTACCCAAGTGAGGAACTAGAGCGATGAGTGAGCTTGTAGACCGCGCTAAAGCATCCCTAGAAGGCGTAACCGGAGGACCGTGGGAGACCCGTCCTGGTGCTACCGGTGATCCGACGACGACAAGTGCATCGGTACATTCCGGCCACCGTTCAATTCTCGTGTCTAGTGACGGCTACCACTACGGATATGCCGACAAGGCGGATGCCCGATTCATCGCCGCTGCAAGGCAGTTGGTTCCTGAACTCATCGCGGAAGTAGAGCGGCTGGAGGAACGTATCGCTGAGCAGGACCAAGAGCTTAGGTACTGGAGTAACCGATGAGTGACGAACCTTCGGACGCACAGAAGCTCATAGCGGAAGTGATAGCCACGCACCGCGCTTTATTCGATGGAGAGGCTTGCGACGCCTGCGACTGGAAGTTCACCAATGAGTATTACGGGCACGACGAACACGTTGCCGTAGAGGTGGATAAAGCCCTTGGAGGACTCACGCGGAAGCGGCGGATTGACTATCAATGGCGCGAGACGGGCGAGGTGCATCACGACCGATTCTTTGAAGGGAAGCCCGTCCCCAAGACGCGGCTGCACTATGTGCAGCAGTCCCGTTGGGCGTCTGGCTGGACGGTGACCGAATGAGCTACATCGACATGTTCGGAATCGAGTATGGCGGCTGCGGTGACTGTGATTGTGATCATGGTTGTCAGGGCGTTGGCTCCGACGATGAGGCCAAGTTCTACCCCGAGGCTTCCGATGACTGACTACCAAGACACCGGTAGCCGACGGAAACCTACGGCATACACCGAAACGGGGGCCGCTGAGCGGGTGTGCCCGGACTGTAGTGCCCCAGAAGGACATCCCTGTAGATGGATAGCCATGGATGGGCAGGGGGATTTAGGGAAACCAAGGCATTGGCCGCATGAGACACGTTGGAGGAAATGAAATGCGTGACGATATTCACCCTGGACCGCGCATCATCTCCGGTAAAGCGGAACTACCCTGCCTGAAACCGGAGCCCTGGATGATCCAGGCGTCCTGCGCCACCGCAGACCCGGACGCGTTTTTCCCCCATAGGCGTGGCGACGGTGATAGCGAGTCGATCACCGTGCAGTACCAATACGCCAAGAAGATATGCCGCTCATGCCCAGTCAGGGTTGAGTGTTTGACCTACGCGATCGTCAACGACGAACGCGACGGGATCTACGGCGGCTTAGGCCCTCGTGAGCGCGCGAAGATCATGCGTAACAGGGAGGCAAGCTGATGCCGCACTCAAGCCCTACCGACTGGATAGCCGGTGGAAGTGTCGCCGCAGACATCGTTGGATGCCTCACCGGTCTGGTCGCGGACCTGTCCTGGCAGGATAAAGCGGCGTGCCGTGGACTCCCTACGGAGTGGTGGTTCCCGGACCAAGGCGGCAGCCGGGAATGTAAGCGGGCCAAGGAAATCTGCCACGGCTGCCCAGTCAAACTCCAATGCCTCCAATTCGCGATAGAGGTACACGACCAGCACGGAATTTACGGGGAGCTGTCATTGAAGGACAGGCGCAGGTGGAACCAGGAAAGGAAAGCGGGCTAGACACCGCGAATGTCAGTGTATCGGAGGATAATTGAGGTATGGGAATGACTGATTTACAGAACGTCCACGAGCGCATTGCGGGCAAGCGTATAGCCTCCGTCGAGGCCGACGGTACGAGGCTGGTGCTAAACGATGGCACTGTGCTGCATCTCTACATGTCAGACAGTGACTGTTGTGCTTCCGCCGATGGGAAGTGGGTAATCCAGCCGGACGCGCTGGAGGCGATTATTACCGGCGTTCAGGTTACACCAGACGCGGATCGGAGCGGTTATGACGGTGACGGAAATACCAACTACGCCACCATCTCAATTCTGCACAACCAGAACCCCATTGCCCTTGCAGACTGCTATGCCAATGACGGTAATGGGGGCTACTACTTCTCCGTGCTATCCCTCCGTGTTGTCATGCCCGGTGACGAAGATGACGTCAAGGTGGAAGTCCTGAACTCTGACTCCTCGTCCAGCGATTGAGGAGGTAGTGAGAGTTGAGTGCTGAACCGCTGCAATGGGACCACAACCCAGATATTCGCGTCCCAAAGAATGGGTGCCGCGCCGAAGTTGACGGCGGTGCTTACATTCTGTTCAAGTACGGCGCTAGTTCGTGGCAGGTGCTTTTCAGCACTGGGTGGCATATACCCGATGAGGTCTATCTCGGCGACAGCGAATCAGACGCACTAGCCGCAGCAGAAGCTCACCATATCGCCATTAGGCAGAGAACGATCTACCGTCGAACGGGCAGGAGTGACGATGCCGCAGCGGATTCAGCGGAAGCGCACTAGGGGTTGGCGAATGCCCGAGGGTGCTATCTACGTCGGGCGACCGAGCCAATGGGGCAACCCGTTTCGACCTGTTCTCGTCGGTGGCGAGTGGCTCATAGAGGATGACAACGGCGTCCAGTACGACGGGTTCGGGAGCAAGGTAAGCGCTATCGGTCGGTGCGTTGCGCTCTACCGGTCGCTCGATATGACGTTCATGACAGACGCAGACCTAGACGAGTTCGTCGCGCCGCTACGGGGCCACGATCTCGCCTGCTGGTGCTCTCTCGATTCCCCTTGTCATGCAGACGTGCTGCTTGAACTCGCTAACGATCCACCGTCGAACGGAGAAGCTTTGTGAGCGAACTACGTAGAGCACTGTTGGTAGCCAAAGCGGAAGCGGCACTTATCCCCACCGGCCGACGGGCTGAGCTCGACCGCAGATTCACTGCGGCCCAGAAGGCGGCACAGGCTCACGCCACGTACAGGAGGTCCGCTTAGTGTCCGTCTCCGACAGCTTCTTTCTCGATAAAGGCTCCCAACACAAGCTCCGTGAAGAGTTGGCCAGCATCCCCCGCATGATCGGGGAGCTGTCCGTCACCCTCACCCGCCAGGCTCGCATCCAGAGGCCAGGGTTGAGTATGTCCCGAAGGCCCAAGCCTGAGTCTCAGGTCCCCATCCATATCGGGGCACACAACGCCGCTGACGTACTGCACAACTGCCTAGGTACGTGGGTGAGGCTGGTATGCGAACAACGAGCGATCGTGTGGGATAAGGGCAACGACATCATCACGCTGGCCAAGTGGCTGCGAGTCAACATGATCGCCCTAGCCCTCACTGAAGGTTCAGAAGAAGCGTACGAGGACATCAAAGCCGCTATCGATGACTGCTGGCGACAGATAGACATCCCCGCCGACGATGACATTGTGATCGACCGAGGACGAGTACATGAAGCGAACAAACACATCGTCACCGCCGACACCATCGAACCTATCGCCCGCCGGATAGGGGAGATGGGAAAGAAGCTGAATGCGCAGCGGGTGCACTCGCTTACCCGTGGTGGGCATCTGCGTCCAGTCTCTAGCGACCCGGACACGGGTAAGAAGTTCTACCGACTGGGGGATGTGCTGCACGCGCACAACAACTGCGAGAAACGAGACCGAAAGAAGGGCGCATGAGCGACGGACGCGGCATGTACATGAAGTACCGAGTTGAGCGGATGGACGGCAAGGATATGGGGCCATGTTTCATCCTTGAATACAAGAAGGATCGCCACGCGCGGGTGGCACTTGCGGCGTATGCCGACGCGTGCGCCGAGGACAATCCTGGACTAGCCCAAGACCTGCGGTGGACGCTAGAGGAGCTGGAGCGGTGAGGGTCGGGACCTGTCCGAAGTGTAAGCACTTGGAAGGTCGACACATCCAGTCCACGTACTTCGATGAAGAGACGTGGACTGGCCGATTCGTGTACGCCAGGTGCGATTGTGGCTGCACCCACTACGTCGTAGTGGAGCCGGTCTAGTGTCGGCCCTCGACTGTGAGGGGAGTGACCTAGATCCTGGTTGGTGCTGCACCCATAGATGCGATTTCAGGGACCCTAGGCATCCGCACTGCTGGCAGAACTGTGACGAAGAAGATTGCGCCGCCCCTGAGTGTGATTGGGTTGAGTAGTTCACGCTGGTCGCACATACTGCGCAGGCCAAGGTATCTCACGCATCTTCCACGCCTGCGTAGGGTTGGCCGCAGTGACCCAAACGATAGGCATATCGCGTCCGGGAACTACCCGAGTGGTAGTTAGACACTCAACTTCACCACCGGTTGCGGTGGTTACGTAGACACGCATTCTAGCTTCAATACCCATACGTCTAGCGTCGGTCTTGCCAAAAGATCTGTAAAGAAAAATCTATGCGACACCGCGTTATGGCAGTGCCTTATGGCAAGCCGCAAAGGGAGTGAAACTGATGAACGTATGGATAGTCTCTGCGCATCGGTCCTGGGGCGACAGGATTGAATACCACGGACACAGGGGGGATACCCACCGCTGGATGGGCTGGACGCGACCCATACCCAAGGTGGGGGAAGTTATTGAAACTGAATTGAAGTCCGGACGGGCGGCCCGCTTTCGGATAGTTGAGGTTGAGCGCGGGTACGGCACGGATGATATGTGGTGGGCCACAACCTCGGACGCGCCCATTTATGGAGCGACGACGTAACTGCCTCCACCTTGCATAAGTATATCGGTTCTGATATATTAATGAGGTGACCGACGAAAAGCCTCTCCGCTGGATAGGTACCTCACTTGAGGACCTACGGGACTTCCCCGAAGCGGCACGGCAGGACGCCGGTTACCAACTGGATAGGGTTCAGCACGGCCTAGAGCCCCACGACTGGAAGCCAATGCCAACAGTCGGCAAGGGCTGCCGCGAGATACGCGTACGCACCGAAGACGGCGCGTACCGTGTGTTCTACGTAGCCACCCTTGGGGATGTGGTGTTCGTACTGCACAGCTTCGTCAAGAAGTCACAGAAGACTTCCCAGCAAGACATCAACACCGGTAAGGCTCGATACAAGAAAGCGCAGGAGGAACTATGAGCGTATGGGACGACATCGCCGACACCCCGCGCGAAGCGGAGAACCTTCGCGTGCGGTCTGAGCTGATGATGGCAATCGAAAAGAAGATCAACGAGCGCGAATGGACCCAGGTCCAGGCCGCCGAAGCACTCGGACTGACCCAGCCTCGGGTGTCGGATCTGCTGCGCGGCAAGATCTCCAAGTTCTCCTTGGATGCTCTCGTGGACATCGCTTCCGGGTTGGATGTGCACGTGAAGGTGTGCGTCTGATTGCGACACGCCGACCAGGGGATATACCCCTTAACCGCTGTCAAGTAGTAAACTGCGCATAGGCGCGACTTACACCCATTCTTTTAAACCCCCATCGACATTTGTTCGGTGGGGGTTTTTCTATGCCCAAACGGAGGTTCCCTTATGCCTCTGTCTCGTGTCCGCTGCTGCATCCCCTGTGGCCGTATCCGCTACGCCCCCTGCTCTGCAGGGTGTCGAGTAGATCCCGAGAACGACCCAACAAGCTGGACAGAACAGGTGCCGCCGAGCGATGAAGCTGAGTAAGGAAGCGCGCAATACCGTCGCCGACTGCATCAGTAAGGGCATCCACCTGACGCTGGACGTTCAGTGCGATGGCGAGCCGATGGGCGGCTGGTGCGATAAGTGCGAGAAACCGTCGATGGTCGAAGTGCAACTGCGTGGCATCTCCACTGACGCCGTGTACGACCTCGGACCCGCCGTCGTATGTGCAAACCATGAGGCTGGCGATGATTGAATGTCTTGGTTGCGGCTCGACGGTGGGGCAAGACGGCGATTGCCCGCGCCCCGAACACTGCGGAAACTGCCCACCTTGGGACTGTGACGAATGCGGCCAGCAGTGCTCGATCAACACCCCTTGCGGGTGCTGGATTTTCCTTGAAGGCATGAACCTCGCCGACATCAAGGCGGTACTCGCCGCAGCCGATCTGAGTGTCAATGTGGAGGTGCCGCCATGCTCGACAGATTCTTCGCGGCACTAGCCGGCGCCATGGCCCCTCCACTCGTGGCCATGTGTGAGCGCATCGCGGATAAGAAGATCCCTGACGACACCGTGCCGAAGTTCATGGACGGCCTGCTGGATATCGCCCGCGACGGCGTTGACCGCGCCGTGAGTGTGGTGCAGACGTCCGCTGACGGTATTGCCGGTAGCGCGGAAGCTGAACTAGGTCAGCTCGGCTCGGAGATTAGGGGAGTGGTCAAAGCGGCCAACCCCATAGATATTCTCGGCAGCCTGTTCGGGCGACGCTAGACACCGCTGATGTCGCTGCACCGCAGTAAAATTGAGGTATGAGCATTGAGACCGAGCGGCAGTTGAATCGCCGCTGCATTGAGCTGCAAGACGAGATAATCCGCTGGGGCGAGAAGGCGCAGTGGGCGCTTGAGCAAGATGACACCGGATGGTGGGGCGATGTCCTCGGTGGCATCGTCAAGCGCGGCAAGCTGATGGCAGAGAAGGGCACCTAACGATGTGCCCTCCACGCTGTCAGAACTGCATCCATCCGCAGCATGACCACGAAGGCTGGTTTGGTCGCTGCACCCGCGACGACTGCGAATGTAAGGCAATGCAGGACTGACTTGCCCCTACAGCCTCTCCGTTCTACTATCGAACACATGTTCGACAAGGTGTCATACCGTATCGAAGGTGATGGACCCGTCACAGCGGTACTCACTTACCAAAACCGGGAGTACCGGCACACCTCCCGAACCATGTGGCTCGGACACGAAGACGGCATGCCCCAAGGCTCCATCCAACTCGACGAGCATGTGTGGGCGCGGCTACAGCGCATCAACGGAACCATAGAAGCCACCATCACCGACTCTAAGACTGGTGAAAGCTACACCCTCACACCTGAATAGACACCGCGACTTACGCTGTAGCTCGGTAAAATTGAGGTATGGATGATCCCGAGATTGAAGTCGCTGAGGCGGTGTGTAAACGGCACAACTGGGACGGCATGATGTTTTGCGCTTGCACTGCCGCTGCTCGTGAAGCTTTGAAGCGAGTGGGCGCCGATCTGCAATCCGTCGATGGCGTCTTAGGTCTGCTTCATCATCGAGGGCTTGTTGACTCCGAGCGCAATAGAGCTGATGTGAAAGCTGCCCTCGAAATCGTACAGAGGTACACCCGATGACTGAACCATCTCAAGCCCATATAGACCGGGCACGTGAACTCGGCCTCTCTTTCGATCCTTCTGATACATCGGATGAAGAGTTAAGCCGTGCTATCGCAACGTATGAGCGGGTTTACATCGAGGAGATGACCGAGAATGCTGGTAGGGACACTGATACTCCTACTGAGCGCCGCAAGATGCTGGGCGTATGGACTCAGCGCGATGAAGAAGAGGCCAAGGAAGCCGCTGAACGGCGGCGGATGTTCGGCTCCCGACGAATCCCACCCGCCTAGACACCGCTGATTCCTCTGAAACGTCGGATAATTGAAGGTATGGACATCACCGAGAAGCCATTGACCAACCTGGCTGACACAATATATACAGCCCTGATCGGACACAGGCCGGACGACTACGCCTGCTACTACAAGCAGCTTTTCAATGTGTTTGGAGCGCCCGGCATCCCGAACACCTACGAGGCGGTACTCAAGCGTTACGGCAGGGTAATCCATCGAGAGACATTCTGGCGGCGCAAGAGCGCAGAGAAGCAATGCATCGCATGGAAGCGCTTGTATGACGCCGTCGTACTACCACCTCCACAGTCCTAGACACCGCTGATCCCGTTGAAACGCGGGATAATTGAGGTATGAACGACGAATTGAGCTTCCTGCTTGAGGCGTCGCCGGAAGAGTGGGATACCTTCATTGGATGCCCACATACAGGCAAGTCCTACACGGAAGTGGGACGGCTAACCGGCGAGGTGTTCACGCGCTGCTGCGACTGTCACACGGCTTTGCCTAATCTCCCGTCCTAGCTGAATCCCTTTGGGAGGTAATCATGCTTGATGGTCAACCGTTGGGCGAGTACCCGGAACTGGGGCCGACGCACACCGCCGAGTATTTCGAGCTCCTAACACTGGCCTACTTAGCCAGGCTCATGGGTTACCACATCTAGTGCCATGCCCCTCACTGCTAACCAGCTCCGCATCCTAGAGGCGTTGCAGCGGTTACGTATAGCCCGTACTGAGGGCGATGTTGACGCCGAGCTCGTGGCCTACAGCCGCATGGATGAGCTACTGGATCGTGAACCTAGGGGCATAGGTTCCGTTTCGCCGATCGCGCCATAGCCAACAGATTGGCTGGTGTCGCGTTCGGATAGTTGGAGTGCGAGGCGACCTGCTCGGGGGTTTCCCCGTTGCGCAAGTCATTGCACATGCCGTTCCCGGCGGCCAGTAGGAACGGCCGGGACTGCCACATCACTTGAAAACCCTGCCCGGACAGTTCGTCCAGGTAGGCGTCATCGTCCGCGTACGCCGCGGGCGCGAAAACAATGCTGGCCGCTACGGCGGCTGCAGCTGCGATCTTGATCATTGGCGGATCGTAGACCTCCACCCCGACGGGTACAGGCGAAACGGGAGATCAGATGGCCGTGCAGCACTGCGAGGGTTGCCCCTCGTGAGGCGATCCAAGGATTGGGAGACCCCCCGAATTCGTAAGCGAGACTTGGGACGGGCGGTCGACCCAACTACCTGTTCTTGCGGGGACGCCGAATGCCCAGAATGCATGGACTGGCTAGATGACTAGCCTAATCGACACATGCGCGGTATTTGGGTGTGGCATAAAGCGTCGGACGCGCGGTCTATGTCCATCGCATTACCAGCGATGGCGCCGACACGGGGATCCACTAGCTGGAGGCCTGCCAGCCGGCGCACCATTTGAGGATAGGTATTGGTCCAAGGTGGATAAGTCGGGCCGCTGCTGGCTATGGACCGGGGCGAAGAATGATGCCGGATACGGTCAGATCAGCGTGGGCGGGAAGATGGTTTACGCCCACCGCCTCTCCCTGGAGATGTCCACGGGGAGCACAATCCCACCCGGGATGGACGTTGACCACATGTGCCATACCCGGCACTGCGTAAACCCTAATCACCTCAGGCTGGCGACGCGTAAGCAGAACTTGGAAAATAGGCGGACCGCCAACTCATCATCTAAGTCGGGCATCCGTGGCGTCTCATACTCAATCAGCTCACGTCGTTACCTAAAGCCCTGGCTAGCGCAGGTCAGGTCAAAGGGGCAGCCGACCTACTCGGGCTATTTCAGCACTAAAGAGGAAGCTGCCGCAGCGGTCGTTTCAGCTCGACTTCGCATGATGACACACAGTCAAGAGGATTAGCGATGACCGGGCGTCGTCTCGGGGTAGCGATCACCACCCACAACCGCAGGGATGTTCTCCTCAACGCGTTAACGCATTGGATCGAGCACACCTCGGCTGATGTTCCGATTGTTGTTGTGGACGACGGCAGCGACGAGCCGCTGTGCCTTGAGGGCTGGCGGGGTATCCCGGTGCATCGAGTGCCGAGTGTGAGTGTTGTTCGCCATCCATTACCTATGGGGATAGCGGTGGCGAAGAACCGATGCATCGCCGAGCTCATGGACTTGGGGTGCGACCACCTGTTTCTGGCTGACGACGATGTGTGGCCCACCGTAGACGAGTGGTGGCAGCCTTACGTTGAGTCGCCGGAACCGCATCTGTCGTTCCAGTGGCCCAGCGGGGGCCGGCACAGCGTCACTCACCAGGACGAGCAGCATTTCGCTATCGGATTCCCCCGCGGGGTTCTCCTATACGCCGAACGCCGAGTGATCGACACGGTGGGCGGCATGGACACCGGATATGGGGCGCACGGCGGCGAACACGTCGACTGGTCACAGAGAATCCACGACGCAGGGTTGACGCGATGGCCGTTCGCCGATGTCCGAGGATCACACAACTTGATCTACTCCCGCGACAAAGCCGAAGGAAACCGAACAGGTTCTTCCCGGTTTGAGCTTCCCGAGCGTGCCCGGATGTGTGAGGCCAATGGAAACCGTTGGGGCCACAAGCACCCAACATGGCCGTACTTTCCATTCCGGGGAGGCGAGGGCGTCCAGGACTACCAGTTAGGCCCGTACTTCCCGCCCGCGGAGCATTATTCGCTGCTGCGGCATGTGGTCGGTTTGAGACCTTCCGGTGTGGCTTTGGAGTTTGGGGTGGGTAAAGGCGAATCGACCCGCATCATTGCCGAGCACATGCCGGTGATCGGATTCGACAGCTTCACCGGACTGCCTGAGGATTGGCGCGACGGATTCCCTAAGGGGTCGTTCGCGCATAAACCACCAGCCATCAACAACACTCGCCTAGTGATAGGTCGGTATGCCGACACCCTGCCAGGGTTCACGTTCCCTGAGTGTGGTTTGGTGCATATCGACTGCGACCTGTACTCGTCCACGGCAACAGCTCTGGAATATCTACAGCTCAAGCCTGGAACTTATGTCGTTTTTGATGAGTGGCACAGCTACGACGGCTGCGAAGACCACGAGATGAAAGCCTGGCGCGAATATGCCGACCGCACCGGCATCAACTGGTGTGTGGTTGGGCATTCGCATGAGGCTTGGGCGATTCGGATCACCTAGGGAGTTGTGTTGCGAGTCATCCTCTTTGTGTTCGCGGGCCGTAAAGCCAATATGCAACTCCAGGTACCGTACATCAAACGCATCCTGGCTGAGCATCCGAATGTTGAATACGACATCTGGAACCTCGCCCGCGACCCCAAGGACGCGGAGTATCTGCAAACCATCACGGGCGAGCGGATCACCGTCCGTAACGACTTCCATGGCGGATGCCATTGGACCGGTTTCAACAAGGTGTGGTGGTACTACGCCCAACCCGAGTATCGGGACTGTTTGTTCGTCAAGGTCGATGACGATGACGTGTTCTTCGAGACCGCACGCTTCGGTGAATACCTTGAGGCGATAGACAACAACCGCGGCAGCGTTGTCTCCGCGCTGACCGTGAACAACGGCGCCTCAACATGGTTGGAGCCGCTGATTTGGCGCGGCTTCGAGAACCTGAACATCCCTTTGTTGGATGTGCACATGTCCGGCGACTACGCCCACATGTCACACGAGCATTTCCTGACCAATTGGCGGGATGTGACTGGTCAACCCAACCAGGTCATCCCGACGACGGACTGGTTGTCGATCAACTGCATCGGACTCGACCACCCCACCCTGAAACGCATCGCAGACCTACTGGACACCCCTTCGCCTGCCCATATCGCAGGCAGGGATTGGCCGCACGGCTTCAAGATCGGTGACGAAGGTGCAGCCAATATGCAGCCCCGAGTCATCCATAGAGGGTTTGTGGTGTCGCACCTATCGTTTGGACCTCAAGAACTCCCCGATGAGACGTGGGACCAGCTGCGCGCTGGTTATGCGAAGGTCGCAGGGGAGTACCTGTGAACGTCGCCGTGATCATCCCGTTCCGGGACCGCGGTAAGGACCCTCTAAGGCCCGCGAATCTGCGACGCGTCCTGATGGGCATGGAGGGGCTGTACCGCATCCATGTTGTTGATGACGGCCGCTCAGGCTATGAGTCGTTCAATCGATCCGCCGCATATAACCGCGGTGCCGACATGGTTGACGCCGATGTACTTATCTACTGCGAATCAGATCTGCTGGTCGACCCTATCCAGATTCGGGAAGCGGTCGCGCTGGCTTCGTTGACACCAGGTTTAGTCGTTCCGTTCTCACGCTTCATGGCCATTGCCCCCGAGGACTCGGTTCGCGTCCGAGACCTTGAGTTAGAGCCCGAAGAAGCTGTATCGCATCAGGTCCGAGGCGACCGTCAGTCGATCGGTGCCGTCAATGTCGTCTCCCGGGAATCACTCTCACTGATCGGTCAATACGACGAGTCGTTTGAGGGTGCTTGGTATGACGATGACGCGATGTGCCGAGCGTTTGAGGTGTGCTGCGGCCCAACCCGCTTCATAGACGGCCCCGGATATCACCTGTACCACCTACCCGGCGCCAGCGGCGATCATTTGACCGACGCTGATCGTGCCGCCACTGAACGCAACAAGGCCCGCTACCAGCTGTACCGGCAGGCAACAACACCGGAACGTATCCGCGAACTCACCGCAGGGGGTGTGTGATGGCCGACCATCTCATCACCGGCCCTGACGGCATCCAGTACACCTTGGCGGAGTGGGTGAACTCCCACATCGTTGGAACTTTCGAGCAGATGCTCCCCGGCGGGAAGACCCGCAAGGGCGGTGCCTGCTCGTGTGGGTGGCGCACCCCGCCTTTCGATCCTGTCGGTGATCGCGCTAAAGCGATGGCCGATGAACATAAGCGTCTAGAAGACCTCGCTGATGAGATGCGAAGGGAGAACGGTTAATGGCAGCCTTCGTGTACTTCACCGTCGCAGACACCTATCAGGCCATCGTCTCTGACGGTGCGGATGCCGGCAATGAGCCGGACCTGAAGATGATCTCCGGCACGGTCACCTTCACCCCCTCAGTGAGGGAGGTGCTGGCCAACATCTCCGATGTGCCGACCACTGTGCGGCTGGAGCCGATCATTGGGCGTATCGAGGAAGACGGCATCCTCAAAACCCTTGACTCCACACCGGGTGTGAAGCTGCTCGCCAACACCGAAGCCATCGGGCCACTGCCCGAGCTCACCTATCGGGTGGACTTCACGAACGTGGTCTACAACCGCAAGACCAGCCAGCGCATCGAACCATTCCGGTTCGCCGCCGCCACGAGCGCCACAACGTTGCGTTTGTCTTCGGTTGAACGCCTGCCACTGTGAGCGCTGAGTCACTTGCTGCAGTCGAGGCAGCGATAAGTGCACACATTGCCGATGTAGACGGCGCTGATCATGTGCTTACCGACTGGTTCATTGGCTACGGAACCATGAGTCATGACCCAGATGTGGATGATGGGATCAAGTACGGTAACTCGTATTTGACTTCAGCCACGTCACCTCAAGGTGTTGTTGGTGCCGCCCACATCGCTTTAGCGATCCTGGGTGGCGACCTAGACGGTCGTGGCTGATTACCGTGTCGGCATAGTCGCCCACAACAAGCGGGCTGCTGCTGCACATGAGCTGATGGAAGCCACTGGCACAGCGTTCCTGTCGTTAGACAACGGTTCTCGTGGTTGCAACGGTAATCACCGGCATGTACTTGAGTGGCTCTCCACCAGCCCCACCGAGTGGGTTGTGGTGCTTGAGGACGACGCCCAACCCGTGGAAGGTTTCCGCACACAGCTCGAAGCAGCACTCGCCGCAGCCCCTTGCGACATCGTGTCCCTGTATCTGGGGACCAACTATCCGCGTCTATGGCAGCGCGGCATACAGCGCGCCACTACACAGGCTGACCAAACAGATTCACCGTGGCTGATATCAGAGCACCTGTTGCACGCAGTGGGCTACTGCATAAGCACCACCCTCGTCCCTGATCTCATCGAGGCCCTACCCGAGATGCCCATAGATGACGCCATCACCACATGGGCAAGAGACCGCGGACACCTCATCGCCTATACATGGCCATCACTGGCAGACCACGAAGACTCAGACACGCTGATCTCTAAGCGCCCCACACGTAACGCCCCACGCAAAGCCCACCGCACAGGCACACGCACTCAATGGGTCGGCCCCACTGTAGAACTGGAGTACTGCTGATGCCCGTCCTAGTCTGCTCACGAGGCAAGGAATACGTACACCCATCAGGCACGCACTACCTGTCCAGTCCCACCAATGTGCTGCACATCTTCAATGGTGAAACCAACGTCGCGTCCTACCGCGAATGGGACTATGCCTGGATACCCAACGGAGAACCCGGCACAGGCCAACACGTCGACAACTCGATCAACTTCAACAGGCCAGTCGGTGTCACCACCGTGGAGGAGCAGCAGAAGCGCGCGCGTCTGCAGTTGTCCCGAGATGGCCATGCCCCGCGCACCTAGAGTCTGCGCACACCCTGACTGCACAGAGCTGGTGCATGGCGCTAGGCGCTGCCCCCAGCATCAGGTAAGCGGCTGGTCCTCTAGTCCACGCACCGCATCCGCAGGACGCACAGGAACCAGCGCATGGAGACGCACCAGAGCCTACGTCCTACACCGCGACAACCACACATGCCAGATACGCGGACCACGATGCACCACCCACGCCACCGAAGTCGACCACATCAAACCAGTCAGCCTCGGCGGCACAGACTTCGCAATCAACTGCCAAGCAACCTGCCACACCTGCCACGCCTGGAAAACCGCACAGGAAGCCAACACGGCCCGGCAATGACCCCCTGGGGACCACCCCCACCCCACCCCACGCCCCGACATCGGCCAGACGCCGTCTTTTCGGCCTGTACGGGTTCCCCAGCTTTTCCGGCCCCGAAACGGGGCGTCCAAGTCCCGAAACGGGAGGTTGATGATGCCTGGACCCACCAAGAAAGATCCGAGTCTGGTTGCTCGGCGCAATAAGACGACGACCAGGGCTGTTTTGTCTGCCGATCACGACATTGAAGCGCCCGAGCTCCCTGCGGAGATCGCGTGGCATTCGATGACGAAGCGTTGGTGGGCTGATATTTGGTCGTCTCCGATGGCTCCCGAGTATGCGGAGTCGGACATCAACGGTTTGTTGCGTGTGGCGATGTTGTACAACGACTTTTGGTTGGCGGAGACAGCGAAAGAGCGGGCTGAGATTCAGGTTCGGCTCGAGAAGGCCGATGTCGACTACGGAACTAACCCGATGGCTCGGCGCCGGCTGGAATGGCAGATCGAGCAGTCGGAGGATTCGAAGGCAAAGGGACAGAAGCGCCGCGGCGTCCCCAACCCCGCCCCGATGCCAGAACCCGACTCCGATCCGCGGCTCAAGCTAGTCCAATAGTCCCGCCATGGCGGTTCTGATTGTTCCGCCGCTCGACCTGTCCTACCCGACATTGGGGCCGCAGGTCTGCCAGTTCATCGAAGAGCGGATGGTGTTCGGCCCCGGATCCCTATCGGGGCAGCCGGCACGCCTCGATGACGAGAAGCGCGGCATCATCTACCGCCTCTACGAGATCTACCCGCAAGGGCACCGGCTTGCGGGGCGGCGCAGGTTTCAGCGTGGAGCCATTGAGGTCCGTAAGGGGCTGGCGAAAACCGAGCTCGCCGCTTGGATATCGGGTTGCGAGCTGCACCCCGAGGCTCCGGTTCGGTGCGACGGGTTCGACGCCAGCGGCAATCCGGTCGGCCGGCCCGTGGAGTCGCCCGTCATTCCGATGATGGCGGTCACCGAGGAGCAGGTGGAAGAGCTCGCGTACGGCGTGCTCAAGTATGTGCTCGAAAATGGGCCTGACGCGGAACTGTTCGTGATCACTAAAGAGAAGATCATCCGAAAGGGCTGGAACGGAACCGAAGACGGCTTTGTCGTCGCGGTATCCAACGCCCCCGGATCCCGAGACGGTGCACGAACCACCTTCCAGCACTTCGATGAACCACACCGATTGTTCATGCAGCGGATGCGGGACGCGCACGAAACGATGCTCCAGAACATGCCGAAGCGGCCCCTCGAGGATCCGTGGACGCTGTACACCTCCACCGCGGGCCAGCCGGGGCAGAACAGCATCGAAGAGGATGTTCTCGCCGAAGCGGAAGCTATCGACAAAGGTGAGGTTGACGACCCCAGCCTGTTCTTCTTCCGCCGATGGGCCGGCGACGAGCACCGCGACCTATCCACTGTGGAGAACCGGATCGCAGCCGTCGCAGACGCCACCGGCCCCGTAGGGGAGTGGGGCGTCGGCCAGTTTGAGCGGATCGCAAAGGACTACGACCGCAAGGGCATCGACAAAGCCTACTGGGAACGGGTGTGGCTGAATCGGTGGCGCAAATCTGGCTACCAAGCGTTCGACATGCTCAAAGTCGAATCCCTGCGCTTCGAGGACGAAGACAAACCGTGGGGTCCGATACCGGACGCCGCGTTCGTCACCGCAGGGTTTGACGGCGCGAGGTTCCGTGACGCCACTGCACTCACCATCACGGATATCGAGACCGGACGGCAGATGCTTTTGGGCTGCTGGGAGCGCCCTGAAAACGCTGAGGACTGGGAAATCCCAGAGGATGAGGTCACGGACCTAGTCACGGACATGATGTCCCGGTATGAGGTGTGGCGCATGTACTGCGACCCGCCCCACTGGACAGAAACCGTTGCTTCATGGGCGGCCCGATTCCCCGATCAAGTTGTCGAGTGGTTCACCCAACGCAAAACGCCTATGGCCGCCGCGGTTAGGGCGTATGTCGAGGCTATCGATTCCGGGATTGTCACTTATGGCGAAAACGCCTGGCAAGAGACGCTGATCAAGCATATGGGAAACGCTGGCAGACACGAGTTGAAGCTCCTTGACGACCAGGGAGCGCCGCTGTGGATCCTCCAGAAGCAAGACGGGCGCCTCGAGGACAAGTTCGACGCAGCAATGTCCGCGGTCCTGTCCTGGACAGCCTGTGTCGATGCTCGACGATCCGGGGCTAAGCCGCGGCCGAAATCTTATGTGCCGAGGCGCATCTACTAAATGACAGAAGGGAGTCCCATGGCGTCTACACCAGAAGAATGGCTCCCCATCCTGACCAAGCGCATCGACGACAACATGCCGCGAGTCCGGCTCCTGGACCGGTATGTGTCCGGCGACGCACCGCTACCGGAGCAGTCGAAGAACACGAAAGCATCCTGGAAAGCGTTCCAGAAGATGTCCCGCACCAACTGGGGCATGCTGATACGAGACTCAGTTTCTGATCGCATCGTGCCGAACGGAATCACAGTCGACGGGTCCGCGGACTCGGAGACTGCTAAGCAGGCGCAACGCATCTACCGCGACAACCGCATGGATGCCGTTGTGCGGCAGTGGCTCGACTACGGGCTGACCTTCCGCGATTCATACCTGACTTGCTGGCAGGGAAATGACGGCCAGGCAATAATCACCGCCGATTCCCCCGAAACCATGTACGCCGCAGTAGATCCCCTGCAGCCTTGGCGAGTGCGTGCCGCGATCCGCTACTGGCGCGACATAGACGAAGAGAAAGACTTTGCGTTCGTTTGGGTGAACGGTGCGCGCCAGAAGTTCTCACGCCCCTGCTACGTGCAGAACATCAACTCCAAGCGCCTCATGACCAGAATCTCGGGCGGTTGGGAGCCTGAAACCGACCTGATCGAGACTGACGGCGCCCCACCTGTGGTTGTGTACACCAACCCGGGCGGTGCTGGGGTTTTCGAGACCCATATAGATCTCATCAACCGCATCAACTCCGGCGTTCTGCAGCGCTTGTCGACGATGGCGATGCAAGCGTTCCGTCAGCGCGCTCTAAAGAAGGAGGGAGACAAGCCCCTACCGGCGGTCGATGACAAAGGCAACGCCATCGACTATGCGGCCATCTTTGAACCAGCCCCCGGAGCGCTGTGGGATCTCCCACCAGGTGTTGACATTTGGGAATCTGCCACAACCGATGCAAGCCCCATGCTCGCCGCGTCGAAAGAAGACATCCGGCATCTCTCGGCGGCCACGAAAACGCCCCTTCCCATGCTGATGCCCGATGGCGCAAATCAGACGGCGGAAGGCGCGATGAACACCGAGAAGGGCTTCATTTTCAAGTGTGAAGCATGCCTAGCGGTAGTGAAACTCGGCCTCGAAGCCATCATCGTTAAGGCGCTAGAGACCGAAGGTGTCGCAGACGTAGGCAATGTTGAGGTGTCATTCGAGGCGCCAGCCCGTGTGACACTCTCTGAGAAGTACTCTGCCGCAGCACAAGCGGCGGCAGCAGGGGAGCCGTGGGGCTCAATTGCGCGGAACATCCTCAAGTACTCACCCGACCAGATTGCACAAGTCGAAAAGGATCGGGCCAAGGAAGAGGCGATGGCGCCACAAGTAGCGCCACCTGCTCCACAAGACTTCCCCCAGTAGGGGGTTCGCCCGTACGGGCGCCACCAATGCGAAACGCAAAGGAATTTCACATGTCTGATGTGACCCCGAATGACATGCCGGGAGCCGTAACGGAACCGGGCGAACCAGAAGGAACCGTAGACGCCATCAAGGCGCCGAAATCCGAAGCCAAAACCGATGGTTTGACCGCTGAGGAACGGCAAGAGCTGGACAGACTTCGCGCCACCCGCGTTGAGGAACGACGCTGGGAAAAGCGCGCGAAGGAAAACTACGACGACGCCACCAAGTGGCGTGAGCTCATCGAGAAGAGCGGCGGAGACAAGAAAGAGTTCGACCCAAGGGCCGAAATCGACAAGATCCGAGCCGAACTGACCACCGAACGCACCGAACGGTTGCGATCAGAGGTCGCCAGAACCACCGGAGTTGACCCTGAGGACATCAAGGGCGGCACCGAAGAAGAGATGCGCGAATCCGCCGAACGGTGGAAGGTGCGTTTCAACGCTCGACTCGAAGAAGCGATCAAGTCGAAGTCCGCACCGGCCGCAGCGCCGGCAGCCGAGGTTACTTCAGACAAGAAAGTCACCGGTCCCAAGCAGTTGACCCGTGATGACCTCAAAAACATGTCCCCCAAGGCGATTCGAGAAGCCCGCGAGAGCGGGCAGCTCGACGAGCTGATGGGGAAGTAAGCATAGGAAGGAGCCAGTCAGATGGCTGTTACCCATTTCATCCCCGAAATCTGGTCGTCCTACATTCTTGAGCGCTACATGGCCAAGAATGTGTTCGCCTCCCTCGTTGACCGCAAGTACGAAGGTGAAGCCCGCAAGGGCAACACCATCCACATCCCCGGTGTGGTCGCCCCGGCGGTCAAGGACTACAAGGCGGCTAGCCGCACCACGTCGGCAGACGCCATCAGCGACACCGGAATCGACATCCTGATCGATCAGGAGAAGAACTTCGACTTCTACGTCGACGACATCGACAACGCGCAGTCGAACGAAAACCTGCTGCCGCTGTACACCGACGCCGCCGGTGACTCGCTGGCCACCGACGCCGACCAGTTCATCGCCAACCTGCTTGTCGCCAACGCCACCGGCATGCCATGGTCGTCCAACCCCACCACGGGAGATGGCGCGTTCAACGTCGTCAAGGACGCCCGCAAGCTGATGAACAAGGCCAACGTTCCTGACGACGATCTGCGTGTCGCGGTTGTGAACGCCGAGTTCGAAGCCTTGCTGGTCGGTGCTGATTCGAAGCTCACCAGCTTCGATTCGTCCGGCGACACCGCTGGTCTGCGCAACGCCACTGTTGGAAAGCTGCTCGGATTCCGTGTGGTTACCTCGAACAACCTGCCTGAGTCTGACTCGCCGCAGGCCGTGTTCTTCCACCAGCGTGCCGCAGCGTTCGTGTCTCAGATTGACGAGGTCGAAGGCATGCGCGCACAGGACAAGTTCGCCGACCGCATCCGCGGCCTGCATGTGTACGGCGGCAAGGTCGTTCAGGCCCCCGGCGTGCTCGTCTTCAACCGGGCCGGCAGCTAGTGCTGGCATCTCCCGCTGACGTCGCCCACGCCCTAGGGCTGGAAGACGAGAACGAGCTCACCGCCTCCCAGCAGGCCCGTGTCGAGGGCCTGCTGGAGAGGGTGTCTCGAAGGTTTCAGCGGGAGGCCGGACGAACCCTGACCGCAGGGGCGGTGACCGTGCGTGCACTCACGGTGGAGGGCCGGGTACATCTACCGGACCCCCCGTCTGGAGACACTGTTACGGTCACCGACCTCTGTGGTAACACGCTCGAAGGTGTCATCGAGGGCGACTACGTTGATGTCACCCGCAACGGGTGCCCTGTCGCCACGGGTGAAATCCTTGTCGTCGAATACACCCGAGATGAGCCGCCCCAGGCCGCAATAGATGCGGTAGCGGCGATGGTCGCGCGCCACCTCACGGTGGAACCCGGTTCACCCGAATCGAAGTCCACCGACCTCACCGCGGGCGCGGATTTTCGGCAGCGTCTTGCCGACTGGGTGTCTGACACATCCTTGTTCACCGACGAGGAACTAGCGGAGGCGAGAAGCTACCGCTACCCCGTCCCTAATGTGATCATCCACCGCCTGTGACCTTCGAATCACTGGCCAGGATCCCGGTCACGTACACCCCATACACGGGTGTCACTCAGGATTCCCTAGGGAACGATGTTCCCTCATTCGGCCCCACAGTGGACCTGAAGGCGTACTCGTATGCCCCGCACCGGACTGAAGACACGGACGGGCACACCTCACGCGATATCGCAGAAGTCGATCTAGCCATGCCCCCCATGACCGTTGATCTGATGTCCCGATTCGGGATCAATGGGAAAACCTACGAGGTGGTGGGTGAACGCGACGAAACAGGCGGATTCCACGGCTGGAAGCCAGGAATCATCGTCGAGCTGAAAAGGGTGACCGGATAGTGGCCAAGTTCAGGCTGAATCGTAAGGCGCAGAGCGAATTGACGAAGGAAATCGTCGAGAAGGTCTGCGTTCCCATGATGCAGCGGGTCGCTGACGCCTGCAACCAAGAAGCGGGACTGGAAGACGGTTTCCGCGTCTCGGTAGAAGGCGATGATCCTTTGGATAAGCGCGACTACCGGGCAACAGCTATCGCCGCAACGGCAGAGGCCATCCGGTACGACCACAAGCACGACGCACTGCTACACAACTTTGGCGAGGCTGGCTGATGTTCGCCTACCACGCCCAAGTGGTCAGGGACTGGCTGGACGAAAACATGCCGGTTCGGGTGTCCACTGACGTGCCGAAAACGCGCCCAGCGCAGCTGATCACAATCGATTCAGCGCCAATCTCTAGCGGATACTCGGGAACCAAAGCCCGCGTACTCGCACGGCGCCGACTGATCATCTACTCATGGGGCGCCAACGAACTGGACGCATACAACCTGATCGAGCAGACGCGTGAATGGCTCCTCAAACTCCCCGGCAAGGGCCGCGGAGTGCACGCTGTAGACATCGCAGGGGAACCTGCCCGCCGCGATGACATCGAAAGCGAAACGCGACGGTTCGTGATGACCGTCGATGTATTAATGCGTTCAAATCCCTGAATTTACAACTAAATACACCCTTTCAAAGGCTCGGCTGCACCGATCTGCTTCTGAAAGGGGCACATCATGGCTGAAGAAGTCGGCAACGTTTTCGCCGCAGAGCCGTCCGCCGCTGGGGCCGCGTTCGTCGCCCCGCTCGGAACTACCCTCCCAACCAGTGTCGACGGAGTGCTCGATGCCGCGTTCGTCGGTCTTGGGTATGTCGGCGAGGACGGTATCACTGAAACATCGGAGCGGTCCACCGATGAGAAGAAAGACATGGGTGGCCGCATCGTCAAGGTGCTGCAGACCGAGTACAACCACTCGTTCAAATTCGTCCTCCTGGAATCGCTGAATGCCGATGTCCTCAAGGCGATCTACGGTGCTTCAAACGTCACCGTCACCCCCGCTGACGGTACTCACGGCACCCAGGTGAAGGTCCGCAAGACCAGCAAGAAGCTGCCCCACCAGACGTGGGTGTTCGACACCATCGACTCGGAGCTGTCCGCGAAGTACCGCAACTGCGTCGCAGACGGGCAGGTCATCTCTGTTGGTGATGTGACCTTGGCTAGCAAGGACACCATCGAATACGAGGTGGAACTGAAGGTCTTCGAGTCGTCCACCGGTGAATACGTGACCACGTACACCGACGACGGGCGGATCGCGGGCTCCTAATAGACGCGGCGGGGCCGAATTCCCCTGCAGCCGAGCGCGGCCCCGCCGCTCTCCAAGCGCTACGGCTGCACACAAACCCCTTGAAAGGGCGCTCATGGCTGCAAAAAACGCAACACCCTACGTCCACATCGTGGAAATCGAAGGCGTCGAAAAGAAGATCAACCTCAAACCCTTCGGGTCCGTTCCATCCGGTGTCATTCGGCGAAACCGCAAGAACCCCGAAGAGGGTATGTGGGAAATCTTTGAGTGGGGCGCGGTCTCGGAAGCCGATCTTGCTGTGTTCGACGAGCTGCCCCTAACTGAGGTGGAAGACCTTTTCACCGCCTGGCAGGAGGCCGGACAGGTCACCGTGGGGGAATAGTCGCGCTTCTCGACCTCATCGAGAAGCATGGCACCGCACTAGAATACGACCTGATCAAAGACGGGCTACGCCTACGTGACTGCCCGTCTGACGAATTCAACTGGCGCGATCTGTGGGTGTATGTCAATCACCCGGAAGAGACAAGCGCGCTATGGAAGTCCAGGAACCCGAAGTATGCGGGCTGGACTCTGACTACCCGCCTTCTGGCGATTATCGCCAATGCGCTGCGCTGGCTGGTGTGGGCGAAAACCAAGGACGGACACCGTAACCGGAACCGTCCGGTGCCAATCGGCCCTGATATGGGCGATCAGCAGTCACGCCCCGGCCTGAAAGTCAAAGCCGCGCCCCTCTCGAAGGTCAAAGAGCTACTCGGCCTTTCAGGCGAAGAGCGGCGCGAGAAGAAACTGCGAAACCTGTTCGGAAATTAGGAGGTGACACATGGCTGTTGAACTTTCATCGGGATATGTGTCGGCCACCGTCAGGTTCGATGGGGTCAACAGGGGCATCAGCAAGCTCTTTGACAACGTCCAGAAGCAGGCAGTCAGCGCGGGAAAGAGGACCGGCTCCGCATACGCTAAAGCCCTTGCCGACGAGGCGAAAACCGCTGCGGATCAAGTTAAAAAGATCTCCGAAACGGTCGCTAAGTCTCGCGACAAGGAAGCCGACGCCGCAGGCAAGCTCAAGGTGGCCCTTGAGAAGCTGAATGAGGCGCGCGAGGCGGGAACCAAGGGTTCAAAGCTCACCGCCTTATCGGAAGCCCACGCGTCCGCCCTCCGCAAGCAGCAGTCTGCAGCGAGTGATCTCGCGAAAGAGCTAGACGGGCTCTCGCGCGCCCAGAAGCGCTCCGAGACGGCCCAACTCTCGATCAACAAGGCGCCGAGGCCCATACGTAGCCGTGTAACTCAACTACTTTCCGGCTCTTCGGATGCCGCGGGGCGTGAAGGCGGCTTAGCGGGGCGTAGGTTCGGCGACTCGTTCTCCAACTCCTTGCGTACCACGGGAATCGTCGCAGCTGGCACAGCGGTGGGCAATTTGGCTGCCAACGCGATGACGAAAGCTGCGAGCCTGGCCACAAGCGGTGTTTCGGCGATTGTCACCAAGGGCCTGGACTTCGAGAAGACCATGAACACCCTTTCGGGTGTTACCGGGGCCTCCACGGATGTCATGCAGCGATTCCGCGACACGGCCAAGGCCCTCGGCAACGACATGACCCTGTCGAACACCTCCGCAGCTGATGCCGCACAGGCCATGACAGAGCTGGCAAAAGCTGGCTTCTCAGTGGATGAGTCGATCGCCGCCGCCAAGGGCACCCTGCAGTTGGCTGCCGCCGCCCAAGTTACCGCCGGACAGGCCGCGGAAATCCAAGCCAACGCGCTTCAAGCGTTCGGGCTCAAGGCCGATTACGCCTCCAAGGCGGCAGATGTGCTGTCAAACGCCGCAAATGCATCCTCGGCAGAGATCACCGATGTTGCTTTCGCTCTTCAGGCCGGCGGTTCTGTCGCACGCCAGACGGGAGTGTCCTTGGAGGACACTGCGGCGAGCATCGCACTGCTTGCCAATAACGGAATTAAGGGTAGCGACGCCGGAACTCTGTTGAAATCAGCGCTTTTGAAGCTATCGGCGCCGAGTGACCAAGCCGCAGGAGCGCTGCAAGAGCTGGGCGTGAGCGCCTTCGACGCGCAGGGCAATTTCGTCGGCATGGAAGCCCTATTCGGGCAGCTACAGGCCGCATCCAAGCGTATGACGCCCGAAATGTACGCGATGAACACCTCTATCGCGTTCGGATCGGACGCCGCACGCCTGGCAGGTGTGGCCGCAAAGGATGGCGCTGCCGGCTTCGACAAAATGCGCGACGCCATGAACCAGGAGGGTTCAGCGGCCAAGCTTGCCGCCGCCCAAAACCAGGGTCTTCCGGGCGTCATCGAACGACTGAAGAACGCTGCGGAAACGCTGGCAATCACCCTGTTTGAGAAGATTCAAGGCCCTCTGTCGAGCATCGGTGATGGCCTGACGGGGTTCACAAACAAGATGCAAGACGCATTTGAGAACCCCGCAGTGAGCCAAGCCGCGGGCAATATCGGGGCTGCCCTGTCGAGCATCGGCACAGCCTTCGGGAACGTCCTATCCGCAGTAGGGCCCTCACTTGTGAGTGGGCTATCCGATGCGGTCAACCTGATTGTCCGGTTCAAGGATTTCCTCATCCCGCTGGTGGCGGGATTGGCTGCTTACAAGACGGTAATGCTGGCCATCACGATCGCAACCAAGGCGTGGGCAGCTGTCCAAGCCCTGCTGAACATTGCACTCACCGCCAACCCGATCGGCCTGATTATCGCTGCCATCGCCGGTTTGGTGGCAGGAATCGTCCTGCTATACAACCGGAATGAGACGTTCCGCAAGATAGTTCAGGTCACCTGGGCTGCCATCAAAAACGTCATCGGCGCCGTGTGGGGATGGTTGTCGACCACCGTATTCCCAGGCCTCAAGGCTGCGTTCACGGTCATAGGGGCTGCGGCAACGTGGTTGTGGAACAACGCAATCACCCCTGCCTGGAACGGCATCAAGGAAGTTATCGGCCTTGCCTGGGAGGTCGCTTCCGATCTGTTCGACAACTGGAAGCGCGCAATGAACCTGCTTGGCCAGGGCGCCCTATGGCTATGGAACAACGCGATTTCGCCCGCCTGGGAGGGCATCAAGACCGCAATCAGCGCGGCATGGAACTTCGTATCACCCATCTTGGACAAATTCTCCTCGGGATGGGACGCCCTCAAGTCTGGCATCACGGGTGCCTCAAGTGCCATCAAAGATGCCGTCACATCAGCCTTCTCTGGACTGGCCGCGGTCATAAAGGCACCCCTCAAGGTTCTGGGAACATTCCTGGCGGCCATCCCATCTGAGGTGTTCGGGTTCCAGATCCCCGGCGCCGACAAGCTGAATTCATGGGGCAAGACCCTGCAGGGCTTCGCGTCCGGCGGCCTCGTCCGCGGACCAGGTTCCGGCACCTCAGATTCCATCCTGGCGTGGCTGTCCAATGGCGAAGGCGTCGTTACCGCCAAGGGTATGCAGAACGGTGGCGCGGGCATAGTCGCGGCCCTTAACTCGGGCTGGGTGCCGTCCGCCGCTTATCTACACGACATGATGCGCGCCCCTGGATATGCGCAGGGACTCAACCCTGGGGCCGACTATCTGCGATCGATGGTCATGAAGATGTGGCCGCAGATCAAGAACATTTATGGCCGGCGTGCGGAAGACGGATATGGCGAGCACTCCTCCGGCAACGCCATCGACATCATGATCCCGGACTACAACTCGCCGCAAGGTATGGCACTTGGCAACACCATTGCGGCGATGTTGGCGAAGAACGCCAGCGCCCTGGATCTCAACGGATTCATCTGGCGACAGCAGAGTTACGGATACGGTGGCTCGTTCTCGTCAGGCAAGCAGATGCCCGATCGCGGCAGCCCGACTCAAAACCACATGGACCACGTGCATGTGATGTTGGGCTCCGGGCGTGGTTCAAATGCCGCGGCAGTAGGACTACCCACAAGCAGCATTTCGCTACCTTCCGGCGGATCAGTTGCGGCCCAGGCGCTAGGTAACACCTCCGGCTCATCTGGTGGTGGAGCATCGCCCAAGCAGATCCGTGAGGCTGATGACCGCATCACTGACCTGTCCAACCGTCTAGACGTCACCGAGAAAGAGCTCGCAGACCTCGAATCCAACCCCAAGACAAAAGAGACGACCAAGGAGCGCAAACGCGACCAGGTTGACAAGCTCAAACGGGATCTACAGCAGGCGAAGGACGATCGCGGCGCACTGGATTCGAAGGGTTCCGGCGGTTTCGGCGGCGGCAACAACCCGTACGCCAAGATCATGGAGGGAATCTCCGAGATCTTGCCGGACTTCGGCGGCCTCGCTGACATCGGAATCGGCGGGCTCAAGGAATCTCTTTTGCCCCCCGGATTCTCTGACCCAACCCAGTGGGGATTAGTCCAGGCCGGCTCCACGCTCCTGAAGTTCTTTGGCGGCCTGCGCAACAACTCCGACGGCTCACCCCTCCTCGGCGAGGGTGGAGCGCTGTTCGCGAACATCGCCGGATCTGCCATGTCTGGATCTGGTGGCGGGATTGTCGACGCGATAAAGACCGTCATCCCAGCGCCGTTCGGCAGCATGGAGGCTAAGCAGCTTCAGGGCGCCCCAGGCGATATCAACCCCGTCAATCCCGGCGCACAACTCCCCGGAACCGGATACGGCGACATGGGAGCGGCCTTCTCTCAAGGCAGCCCAGGCCCGAACCCGAGCGGAAACGCGCCGACGGTTGATCAATCAGTCACGGTCAACGCAACTAACACGGATGCCGCTATTGCCAAAAACAATGCAGCCCAACTGCAACAGTACCGCCGGAGCAATAGCACGGGCACAATGCCAGGACCACGCTGATGGCACTTTCTAACCCGTGGATCCACGGTCCCGAAACCGGCGAGGACTTTAACAATCTGCCACCACACCTGCAGGGTGTGGAGACGAAGATCGTCTACGTCGGCGTGGTCCACCCGATTCACAAGAAGCGATTCACCTGGAATCTGCTGGGATCTCATCACGGCAAAGAGGGCGTCGTAATGGCGCCGACAGCGGTGGGGCTCTTCCACACACCATTCGAAACCCTAATGTCCGAAGGGCCTTACCAGATCGGCGCCGAACCAGAACGCACCGACTGGAAAAAACGCATGATCTCCCTGGCTGTCCATGTGAATCCGGACATTGCCCCCTGGGATAACAACGGCAAGCTCATCGACACCCCATTCCGGTATCGGATGATCGAAGAGCGCTGGTGGGGTTCATGGTCGGCCACCGAAGACGGATACCTGGGAGTCTTCACCCGCACCCATGGATGGCGGTGGCTTCGAGTCCGCCTAGCCGAAGAGCCCAAAGACGCATGGGAACTCGATCCCGTGGCATTTGGCAACAACTTCATGACATGGAACATGAGCATCGTTGCCACACAGCCCTACTTCGCCAAGCGAACCGAGTTCAAGACGTGGCAGAACGATATCGACACCTCCACCCTGTGGGACAAGATCGAGGACCTGCTCAACGAATTCATCCCCGGGCTGGATGTGGGCGAAGGGGCCATTCGGGTCCCTAACCGGGGGGATATCGCTGTCTATCCGAAATTCCTCGTGTCCTCACCTGGCAAGTGCTGGATCCAGGAAGGGGACCGGTGGGTTGAACTCCCACTCCTGAGCCCCAAAGACGGATACATCATGGTCGACACCGATCCGAACGCCCAAACACTCACCGCAACAACCGATCCAGTTGACCCGCTATTCATGCGGATTCTACGGAACTCGCAACTCCTCGACGTCCTCCTGCATGACCTGCTTTCCATCACCTTGCCGGTGTGGAGGCGTATGGAAGACCGATTCACCGAAGCATCAAAGATACCGCCCCGCACGCTCGCGGCAGTGAAGGTGCGCCACTCCAACGCTGATGGGCGGGTCACCATGTTTGTTCCCCAACGCTATTCAAAGGGCTTCGCGTAGCAGTGTCAGGTGATTGGTCGATTGATCTGACCGACTTCACAAGCCTGCAAGGAATCCTGGACCGGCTGCTCCGCGAGACGCAGACCACCCCAGACCTCGGCGACCCGATGGTGGCATACCGCTACCTCAACGCGCGCCGGCAGGCAATGAAGGACGCCTACAAACAGCGCCCCCTGCTTCGGATCTGGGACAAGCACCATCGCTACATCGCCGACTTGGCTGGCGAAAAGTCAGTCGTTGTCGAGGAAGTCATGGCGGACTCCGGTACCGCCACCGTCGTCATCAAGCACTCCAACTGGCTGTCCAAATTCCTGCTCTACGACCGCCGCGCTGAAGAAGATATCCAATTCACGCTAGATCCAAACCCCACCAACCGTTCCTGGCAGAACCGTTGGGGCGGAAAGATCGTGAACGTCAACGCCGTCCGCGACAAAGACGGCCTACACACCGTCGAACTCGAAATGGTGCACAACCGGGAACACGCCAAACACATCCTCGGTGGCGCCAATCCTCTACTCCCGCCGGAAATCCAATTTCCGAAGATGTTCTTCCTTCCCTGGAACATGCGCACCGCCGGCTCCATCATCATGTTCCTGAACCTCGCTCGGCAGTTCTTCCCGCTACTGAGTATCCCCACGAACATCTTCAACCCTGGCGCCTGGCTAGGGGTTCGGGACGTCATCGGCGGCCTGAACCCGTTGGCGTGGCCTATCCAGGTCCAATTCGTCAACCCACTGTTCGATCAGTCCCGTACCACGATCCTGTCGTCCCGGTGGCAAGACCTGCACACCGTTTTGGCTGCGCCGATGCAGGACGCCGGCTGCATGCTGCGCGCCTACACCTGGCTGACCGAAGATGACACCTCGCCGCACCCAGAACTGGAGGCACTCGGGGATGCGCTGGCACGCCCAACACGAAACTGCGTTGTCTTCGCATTCGAAGACAAGTCCGGGGTTACTGGACCCACGGGGACCTTGATTGACGGCCCGCTGCGGCTCATCGCGGAGACCGCAGACGACCTGATCACCAACGCCATCGTCCCGCCCGACATGTACGACGAAGACGGCGACGGCAAAACCGATCCACTGATCAGGAAATGGCTGGGGTTCGCCCCCGCTAAGCCCAAGGTAGTTTTCCGCGAAGGGGAATACACCGGGATCATCGACGCGAAACGGTCCATGAAGGGATCGACAGCAAAGACCGTGATGACCGGCTCCCGGTCACCGGCATGGCTGAATCAACTCCAAACATTCGGCATCAAGTACGGACTTTCCCAGCTGTCCGCGGTCGTCAGCTATGTGATCGGCGCCTACCAGCAGCCCGGAACCCCCGGTTTGGAGGAGCTATACCAAGGGCAGCTGGATAACACGCTGTTCGCATGGCAACGATTCACCGATCCGCGCCGCGTACTTCTCATGGGCGACCTGGGGTTTCTGGAGCATTTCGAGCAAGGCCAAGGGACCGCCTACACGTCAGCGGGAATCCTGGATCTACGCAACGGGCATTGGAAGACAAGGGCGTTCGTCAGCTTCAAGACAAGTATCCGCAACGGCATGCCTTGGATAGCCGATGAGCATTTCACGCTCGGTGACAGGGTCGCGTTCCAGTTGGGAAGCGTCCTGCACGTCGACCAAGTGTCGGCGATCCGCCGCTCATACGACGCTGACTCGCCACTACTGGTTGAACTATCGCTCGGCCAGGACTTGGACGAAGAAGACCCGGTAGCCAAGTCGATGCGAACACTCGCGGGCTTCTGGAACCTCGCCGGAACCTTCTTCGGTTCCGACTCAATGTTCTGAGCAAAGGAACGAAATTGGCTGCAGATAAGTACGTTCCGCGTGCCCTACAAGCCTATGCGGAGAAGCAGAAGGCCCAGGACGCGCAGAAAGCGGAGATGGAAAGCGCCTATCAGGACTTTCTGACGGACTGCCACTACCCGCAGGACAAAGACGGAAACCGCATGGACTCGGCGCATTTCGTGTGGCTTGTGGGTTACCACATGATCAGGTGCGGGTGGCGGCGCTCGGCGCAACCCCTCATCAAACCACGGGCCGTCGAGGCACCCGGAGTAGTCGAAGGCGCCATCGAATGGGTCCCTATCGACGCACCCGACGACCCCCTAGAGGGCGTCGAGAACATGACGTTCGCACAGATCAACGCCCTACCAGAGTGGCTGAAACGCAAAGCGATACAGCGACTCAACGGCAACCAAGACGCAGATGACGACCTACCCGAAATGGCCGAACCGGCATGGCGGGTGACTCCGAACATCGCCATCAAAGATGAGCGACCCATCGGGGATGACTTCGTGAAGGGAATCGAGAATGGCTGAACCGGGCGATACCCCCTACCTTGGGTCGATCCTTGCGCGCCTGCACTTCTGGGGTGTCGTCTCCGACATGGACGTGCCCGGTGGCGTCACGGGCACATTTGAGCTTGCCGACCAAGACGGCGCAGTCACCATGGACGCCCTCGTCGGCCCTCCTGGTCCTGCTGGTGAGAATGCCCCCATCGTCAAGATGCAGTATCAGTCCAGCATCGACGACCCCGCCGATCTTCCCCAAAACCTCACCGACGATCCGATTGATATCGGAAAAGCCTGGTGGGTAGGCAACATCGTCTACCTGTGGGACGGCGAACACTACGTCCAGAAGCAGATGGGCACACAAGGCCCCCCGGGACCGCTGCCGAACATCACTCCCACGGTCCAACTACTGGACCCAGACAACCCCAGTTTGACCTCGGAGATCATCGTTTCGGGCACCTCCGCCAACCCGACATGGCTCCTGAAGCTCAAAGCACCGCGTGGTCCGCAAGGCGATAACGCCACCATCCGAGACGCAACCGACTATGACGACTCGGTCGCGCCCGCCGCAGGACAGGTCATTGCTTGGAACGGCGTCGACTACGCGCCAGCCGACTTCAACCCCTTGGCGACACGTTTCTACACCGTCCCCGAGTCTGCGTTCACCGACTTCACGGGTCTAGCCACACGGCAGACGATCGGCTCATTCATCATCCCACCGATGCCGTTCGACTACGTCCCCGTAGTGCACGGGCATTTCAAGGCCAACGGCATCGAACTCGACGCCGACCCATTCATTATCGGCTCCGAGGTCCGCATCGGTAACGCCACAAGCGGCCAGCTGATCGCCAAGGGCGCCGGCAACATGTCCTCCTGGTCCGCCCTGTTCCCGCATGCCTCATCCACGGGCTCCCCGAACACCGCTATCACCCCAGACAACGGGATCGGCATGATCCCGGCCTACAGCACCGGTACAACGTCAACTTTGTACGTGAACCTCGTCAACGAGGGCATGGCGGGCTTCTACTCCTTCAACAAAGCGGGCGCACAGCTCTCAATCCTCATCGTCCCCGTCTCTCCGTTGAAGCCTGAGGACGGCTCCTAGTGCCACGGTCTTTCGACCGAATCCCGCTGCCGTTCAACGACCCTAACCAGGGGCTCGAGTTCCATATCGGCACCGCTTTCCAGCAAGGGCTGGAAATGTGGAAGGCGATCATCGACGCCCTTGGGGAGTTCGCCGAAAGCCTGATCAAGGAACTCATCCAGAAACTCCTGGGCTTGGATGTTGACCCGGAGCAGGCGCTCGAGGATCTGTGGAATCTACTCACCGGCTGGGTAGATGACATCCCGATCATCGGCGACATCATCGAGATCATCAAGGACTTCCTGAACGGGAACCTGTTCGGGCGTGACGGATTCATTCTGTCGAACCTGATCCCGGCGTTGTCGTTCAGCTGGATCACTGATGAGCAGCCGAACCTGTTGGTGGCGGGCAATTTCCAGGACGGCTCCAGCATCGCCGACAACCCGTACTGGACCTGGGAATCCGGGGTTACGCATAGTGCGGACAGTTCCGGCAGTGTGAAAGTCACCGCGAATGGTGTCACGAAAGCGTTGCGGTCCAACGAGATCCTTGCCAATCCTGGCCAAACCATGTCGCTGGAGATGTGGGTTAAGTGGTCCGGGTACGCGGGCACTAATTCGCCGATCAAGTTGCAGATGGTCGAGTTCTCCGGTCGCGGGGATAGCGCTGTACAGGTTGGGGTTGAGGACGTTGCGACGCTGAACCCGAACACGTCAACGGGGGATTGGCGTCAAATGGTCGGGAACTACACGGTTCCCGACGGTGTGCATGCGGTGCGTGTGCGGATCCTGGTGACCAAGGACGCCACCTCGGGTGTTTTCAACTTTGATGACGGTGTTGGTAAGAAGACCAACAAGATTCAGCAGGGCTGGATCGACGGGTTGTCGAACACGTTCCAGGAAGTTCTGTCTCGGTGGCAGTTGATCATCGACACCGTAGTCAACGGGATCACGGGATCCAACAACGCGTTACACACCCTGGAAGATCTGTTCGACGCTGTCACTCATATCCCGTTGTTCAAGATCCTCGGCTTCGGTGGCCCGGGGGATGCGAACACAACTTTCGAGGAGTTCCTTTCACATCTTCACGGGGGAATGTCGGGATCGACTGACCCGAACTCCAATGGCGGTTTCGCTGACCTGTTCAACGTTGCCAAGCTGCTACAGACCGCGGCGGCGATGGGGGAGAGCGCCTTCCAGATCCTCTCTATCCGCAACAACACCCCCGTCAACACCGGTTTGTTGCCGTCGGGTAGGTCGAACTACGGCCTGACCAGCGTCAACACCACCCTGTCTGCCACACAGAGTGCGTCACTGATCGCGACAATGCGCGTGGAGCAAGACATCGCTTTGGGCGTGGTGTCGTGGCTGGGCTGCGGCACCAGCGGCATCACAGCGTTCTACGTCAACATCTGGAAACTCGACGGGGTTTCCGGGGACTGGGCTTTGGTGCATCACTCCCCGAACATCCTGTCCGAGTTGACCGCCGGCACCACTCCGAACTGGGCGTTCTATCAGCTCGACACCCCGGTTGATCAGAAGGCGGGGGAGACCTACGCCTACGAACTCGTCCCCGTTGGTGGAACGCACAGTGTCCGCGGTATCTCCACTACCGATGACATCCCGGATCATCCGTTCGCGCAGGTCGTCGGTTTGGCCGCGACACGTGACAACACGTCGTCACCGAACTCGCCTCCATCGACTATCGCCAAGGCCAGTGTCGTTCGGTCCGGGAATATCCCGTGGATCGAAACGGCCATCGACACCGGCAACGGTGTGGGCTACTACGACCCCATCTCGGTGTATGCCGTTGACGATGGCACGATTCCGATCCCGTCGTGGTGCAACTTCGTTGATGTTGTAGCAGTAGGTGGTGCCGGTGGCGGCCAGATGGGGTTCACCGTCGGATTCCACGGAGAACCGGGATCTCCGGGTCTCTACAAGGCCGCAACGTGGCAACGGGGCGTGCACTTCGGCGACAACGCCGTCCTGACATTCACCAAAGGTGTTGGCGGGCGCGGTGGCCGACCGGGCCACGACGACGGCGCCGACGGCACGGCCAGTGTTTGGTCAATCCCGGACTACAGCATCACAGCAGAACCCGGCGTTGGCGGTACCGAACTGCAGCTGGGATCCAACCCCATCGGTCGCGGGGCCGGCGCATTTGAATACAAGGGCGATAAGCACGTCGGCGGCGGCGACCAGAAGGTACCCGGCCGTGACGGAACCTCGCCCGGTGGTGCCGGCAACGGCGGCAACGGGCTGACGTTGCAATTCGGCGGCAACGGCGCTGACGGTGCCGGCTGGGTGCGGTTCCGGCAAAACCCTCTCGAAGGCGAAGAAGTCGTCGGCGGTCCGGGGCAGGTTCACGTCCCAGGTATCGAGTCCACCGTGTCTCTCGGAACCCCTGCCATGTCTGGCGGTTTGTCGATGCTGCCACTAGAGGACCAGGCAGCGATCGACGCGATCGTCACCGCGAACATGACCGCACCCGGCGGCGTTTTGGCGATCCAATCCCCAGACGGCTACTACAAAAAGGCATACGGCAAGAAATCTACCGCTGCGGGTGCGCTGGACATGACGCTGGAGGACCACTTCCGTATCGGTTCGGCCAGTAAGACATTCACCCAAACCATGGTGCTAATGGCGGTTGACCGCGGCCAGCTGTCGCTAGATGACTCGCTGGAGAAGTACCTCCCGGGTATCCCCGGCGGAAGCAAGGTCACGATCCGCAACATGCTGACCATGCGGTCGGGGTTGTTCAACGAACAAACCGACATGGGAATGATGCTGCGCTACTTCCTCATGCCGACCTCGGATTGGACTGACGAGGAAACCCTCGCCCTGGTCAAGGCTCACGAGTTGGGATTTGAGCCCGGATCGAAATTCGCGTACACCAACTCAAACTTCATCCTCCTCGGCATGATCATCGAGAAGGTCACCGGACGCAAGATGCGGGAAGTCCTCAAAACCGACGTCCTGGATCCGCTGGGATTGACCGAAACCTCTTGGCCCACAGACTCCAAGATGCCTGTCCCGTACCCCAATGGGCATGCGTGGGCCACTGGCATCTTCGGTGGCGGCGCATGGCAGGACGCCACGGAAACCAACCCCGGATACGCCGGTGCCGCGGGCGCCATCATCTCCACCGCCCACGACCTACTGCTGTGGGTCAAAGAGCTGCGCGACGGCACCCTACTGAGCCCGGAAATGCAGGCCCTGCGAAGCGAATGCTTCTGGCGTGAACCATGGACCAACGACGACCAGCTGACCTACTTCGGCTACGGGCACGGCATGTTCCAGCTCGGCAAATGGCAAGGTCACGCCGGGTCGTGGCGCGGCTACGAGTGCTCAATGTACTACCTACCCAACGGAACTCTGTTCGTGATGATGGAGAACGCACAAACGCCGATCGTTGAGGCGGAAGTGTCCCTCATGTACAAGATCGGTAAGTACCTCTACCCAGATTCACTGGATGTAGGGGCTTTCCCGAACCAAGTATTCGGCATCCCCTCCAAAGCCGCTGTGGGCAAGCCGCTGTTCGGGAACATCGATGTCAAGTTCGACAGCAACAGCGCCGTCGGAACAAGCATGGCGGCCATTCCGGAGTTCACCATCGGATCAGACGCCAACATCGTCTTCGCGTGGGTATCGGCGACAGGCGGAACTGATTTGTCGGGGATGTCCGCGAAAATCGGTGGCGTAACCATGAATAGGTTGCCGGACGTAGTCAGCGGAACGGACAGAATCATCGTGTTCTGGCTGCTGGATCCGCCCACTGGTGCCCAATCAATCAAGCTGGTCAATCCGTCCTACGGCATCTCATATGCAACCGGCGCAGCCTCCTACAAGTTGGCCGCACCCGCCGGCATCGGAACACCGGTAGTCGCAACAGGCACCGGTACAACGGCATCCGTCTCGGCCACCTCCCATGTGCGAAGCATGGTGGTCAACGCATTCCTGTACGGCGGTCAGACGGCCACCTACAGCCAGACCGAACGCGGACACGTAGACGCGGCGCCGTTCGCCAACCGCGGCCTGATATTCGGCGACGCACCCGGGGGTTCGGTGACTTTCACTCAGACCCTCACCGCATCGGCCGCCTGGATCGGTATCGCGATCCCCATCATTTCCAACGCGGAATAACAGCTCAGGGAGAACATCATGGTCAATGCTTTGTATGACAAGGCCAAGGAAGCGCTCCTTGTCGGCAAGATCGATTGGCAGAACGACAACATCAAAGTCGCTGCCGTCGACGCCACCTACACGCCGAACATCGCGACACACCAGTATCTTTCGGACATCACCGGGGTAGTAGTGACCTCATCGAACCTGTCCGGCAAGTCATGGACCGGGGGTGTCGCCGATGCCGCTGATGTCACCTTCCCGACCGTTACTGGTGCCACCATCGTTCGCCTGGTCATCTACCAAGACACCGGCACCGCCGGCACCTCGCGCCTGATCGCCCTGTACGACACCGCAACAGGACTTCCGGTCACCCCAGATGGCACGAACATCAACACCACCTGGGACAACGGGGCTAGCCGCATCTTCAGGATTTAGGCCACCTAAGTCATGGCTGGTGTAACCGGCTGGTGGGCTGAGACATTCAGCGAACCAGCACCTAAAGTGCTGGCGCTTGCTGGTGGGGTTCCTTCCGTGGCGGTGACGCACGGCGTGTACGTGTTCCCGTCCGTGGCAGCGCTAACGCTGACCGGTTCAGAGCCCCCGGTGATCGGCCCGCCACTGCGGCCAGGATCTCCCAGCCTCGCCCTCACTGGTGGGGTACCAGGAATCCTTATCGGCAACGTCCTCACCCCGGGAGGGGCCGGTGTCACTGTCACTGGTGCAACGCCGACAGTTGTTCAGAGCAACAACAACCTTCTATTCCCCGCGGCTGCAGCACGCTCACTAACTGGTGGGACGCCGACGATCATCACCGGCCCAATCTTGATCCCAACCGCGGCCACCCCAGCGATTACCGGCGGGGTACCGGTGGTAACGAGCTCTGTGGTCCCGGTTGCCATCGGAACGGTCGGCACACCAGGCTCAGAGAACACCGGGGACTTGACGTGCAGCATCACCCCAGCGGGTGGCGAAGACGTCGTGGTGTTCGCATGGGTTTCGGGCGGATCGAGCAGCTGCTACAAGGCGGTCTACGGCGGCTCCAGTCTGCCGATGAGATGCCTTGGCCGTGTGAAGGTCAACAGCGGTCAGCTCGCCGCGTTCGTCATCAGGAACGTTGCAGGCGGTTCAGCGACCGTCACCGTCAGCAAGTCGGGTTCAGACTGGGCCCAAGCTGTCGCGCTCTCATATGCGAACGCGTTGGACTTCCGGCAGGCCAAGGTCGCCAAGGGCTCAGGCACCAGCGCGTCACAGGCGGCGGCGCCGGCAGTCAGTGCGCGGTCGATTCAGTCGTTCACCCGAGGCGGCATTTTCGGAACGTTCTCCAGCCTCTCGGGTGGAACCAACCGGATCAACGACTCGTCGGGATTCGTCGCAGGGACCGTAGGCGACACCGGAAGCTCTGCAACATTCTCGGCGACAGTCTCATCGTCAGTGAACTGGGGCAGCGTCATTGTTGACGCGGTCCCGACGGTGGTCTCCACCCCGAAGATCAACTACACCGGGGGCCTGTGGAGTGAAGCTAACGGCGGCACCCAAACATTCACCGTCACAGCTGCCGTGGGCGATTACATCGTCGTTGATATGGCGCAGTCCGGTAACGGTGACCCTTCCAGTGTCACCCTCGACGGCGTAGCCATGACATTGGTGGACACGCAGACATGGTCACACCCCAACACAACGTCCGGGTTCCTGAAGCGTTACCGCAGTGCGCAAGTCGCATCGGCCGGCGATAAGACGGTCTCCATCACCGCCACTGGGGGGCAGTGGTGGCGTGCGGCGGGCTGCTCGATATCCAACGCCACCTCATTCGGTACCCCGACAAAGACCAGCGCCACCAGCTCAGCACCATCCCAGGCGGTGACATGTTCGGCCGGTCAGCTGATCCTGCAGAGCTTCGCCACCGCGGCGGCGCCCACGGATCTGAGTGCTACCAACCACTTTGACAGCCCCAGCGGCTCGGCGGTGTTCCTTCTCATGAACGCCGCCGAGGAGACCACCACATTCAGCGCCCCCAACTCAACCAACTGGGGCGCCATGGCCACCGTCATCTCATAACGCTCGACTCCCAATCGGGAAGCGATGGCATAAAACAAGTTACGCGACTGCCAGATCTACCAATCAATGAAAGGACATCATCGTGACCGCAGGCACCTGGACGTTCCCCAACGGGGCGCGCACGAACCTTCTCAACGGAACATTCGACATCGACTCCGACACCTGGCGGGTCGCACTCGTCACCTCGACGTCGAATATCGGCTCATCCACCACTACATGGGCTGGTGTCACCAACGAAGTGGCCAGCGGAAACGGCTACACCACAGGTGGTGTCGCGGTAGTCCTGAACCTTTCGGGCACTACGAGCGTCACGGCATCATTCGCCACCAACCCGACCTGGACCGCTTCGGGCGGCAGCATCGTCGCCAGATGGGCAGTGCTCTATGAGCTCGGCGGCAACGTGCTTTGCTATGTGTTGCTTGACAATACGCCCGCCGACGTGACCACAACGAACGGCAACAGTTTGACAATTGACAGCGACGGAGCCCCGGCTCCCGTCTTCACCCTGTCGTAGCACCACCTCCCTGTAGGCCTCGCTAGTGCGGGGTCTTTTTTAATGCCCGAAAGAGGTCGCATGTTCTCTCAACTACTGCGATACCCCGCCTTCTACGCCGCGATCGGGTTGGCGGGGTTTGGGTTCGGGGCGTGGCTGAAGTCGAAGCGCTACCGGCTGGTGTCAGCGGGTAGGCCAGGGCTAGATCCTCGGATAGGGGGTATCTGATGCCGCGCGTCGTGTACGGGAATTCATTCTCGGAAAACGGTTGGCCCATGGTCAACGGCGACGAATGCACCTGGGTCACCGTTCCCGGTACGTCGGTGAGCCTGCAGATTCAGAACGGGCAACCGTTGGCGATCCTGCGGGCATTCGCAGCGGACTACAACGCCTACGTAGAACCTCTCCGTGACCCTGATTCGGCGTGCTGGACACCCACGAACTCGGTGCCAACATCCAATCACCTAAGCGGAACGGCGTGTGACTTCAACTGGAACGATCACCCATTCCAGGTGAGCTACGCCGGATTCACAGCGGCCGAAACTGCCACGGTCCGTGAGCTGCTGGACTTCTACGAGCAGACGGTGTTCTGGGGGCAGGATTGGTCATCCCCGAAAGATGCCATGCATTTTCAGGTGGGCTACAACACCTACCAGAACCCACACACCGCTGACTTCATCGCCCGCAAGATCCGCGCCGACGGATACTCCACCTTCCGGCGCGGCAACAAGCCTGTAGGTGCGGCGGCAGTTCTGGCCACTGTGACGGGCCTATCGGAGGCGCGTGCCGCCGAGATTCTGCCAGCGGTATCAGATGGACTGAACGCCAGCCAGTGCACGAACGTCCTCCGTATCGCGATGTGGCTCGCGCAGGTTGGTCACGAGTCGGGTTCGTTCGTCTACACCGAAGAGATCGCCTCCGGTGCAGCGTATGAGGGTCGCGCCGATCTCGGTAACACCCAACCTGGGGATGGTGTGCGGTTCAAGGGCCGCAGCTGGATCCAGATCACCGGACGCAGCAACTACGGGCTGTTCTCCCAGTGGGCATACCGGCAGCGGTTGGTGCCGACACCGACCTACTTTGTCGACCATTCCACCGAGCTCGCGGATCTGAAGTGGGCCGGGATCGGGGCGGCCTGGTACTGGACCGTGGCCCGTTCGGACATCAACGCCCTGTCGGACCGCCAGGACTTGGAGACGGTGACCCGCCGAATCAACGGCGGCACCAACGGTCTCGCGGATCGCCGCGACCGATACAACCGCGCCCTACTTCAGGGTGACGCGCTGCTCACCCTCATCGCCCCCACCGAAACCCCCGACCCCATAGAGGAGCTACTGATGTCCGACCTGCAGGTCGAATCCCTATCCATCTACGCCACCCCAGGTGAGCCGTTGATCCCGATTGTTCGCATGGTGCAGGCCATCGACGCCGCGGAGCACCGCAAGCTCGTCGAGGACTGGGCGCGCACCGGGGATGCAGACGCACTATCCCGTATCGCCCGCACCGCGGCGGGGCAAGGGAAGTTCCGTGACGCCGCCACCATCGCACACGCCAAAGCCGTGCTCGCTGACATTGAAGCCACTAACCCTGCAGTCCTGCAGGAGTTCATCTCTCAGAAGGGACAATCATGACCGCCCAGATTCGCAAGTGGTACTACCTCATCGGCGCACTGGTGACAGCGCTCGTGCCGATTCTGGTGACCTCCGGTGTCGTCAGTGACACCCAGGGCAATGCGTGGATCAACGCCGTTGTAGCTATCGGTGGCGTTCTGGGTGCTGCGGGTCTCGGCACTGCCGGTGTGGTCTTGGGCAAGCAGATCAAGGGAGCCCCCGGTGCCGCAGCGGACAAGGCCGTCACAAGCCTGCAGGACATCCAGGCTCAGCTGAACTCCACCGCGCAGGCCGCGCAGGACCAGCTTGCCGCCGCCACCCAGGTTGCCGTGGACAGCATCACCAAGATTCAGGCCACCGTAGGCAATGTCGTCGGCCCGCAGGTTTCCCTCGGCCCGCTGGCTGCCGAGGTCATCAAGAGCGTGACTGAGTGATCCTCACCCTCGGTTCTCACGGGGAGGTAGTAGCGAGGTGGCAGCGGGTCATGTTGGCCCGCTTCGCCTCCTACGCCAAAGCCGCCGATGGGGGACCACTGAAGGTCGACTCGTATTTCGGGTACGACGACCAAGCCGTCCAGAAGGAATATCAGCGCCGCACGAACCAACCTCAGACGGGTGAGGTCTCGCAAGCGGATCTGGTGAAGCTGGGTTTGACGCCGCTGTTCTTCACGGTCGAGGGACACCTGTCCGACATGTACCAGGGGCCTTGTGCTTTCGTGGCCTCTACTTTGGAGCGTGAAGGGCGGGCGGTGTGGCGGCCCACCGGCTATGACAACGTGCGGTTGCCGTTCAACAACCAGTCCGGTGTGGACGAACTCGTCAACCGTCTGGATACCAAGCTGTTCGACGACGGCACACCCTTCCCTGAAGGAACACCCTGGAATCTGGCGATCTTCAGCCAGGGCGCGATGGTCGGCTGCGAGGTCATGGAAAAGCACGTCCTACCGACTAATGGCAGGTTGCATTACCGGCTCAAGGACTTCCGCAAGGGTATTGCATTTGGGAACCCCTACCGCCTGATCAACCAGTGCGCCCCTTGGGTTCCCGACCCGCCCCAGCCCAACACGCAGGGAATCATGGACTGGCACTTTGACTTCCTGAAATACCCCGAGCTGGCGGGGAAGTGGCAAGAGCATGCCCGCACCCGCGACTGGTACGCCGAGAACCGGTTGGACGAGGCAGGTCAGAACATGACCGCGATCGCAAAGATCATCACCCAATCCTCCTGGACCGGTGGGGCTTCCTCGATAGTTGCCCGAATCATGGACCTATTCATCAACCCATTCGACGGGTTGATCGACATCGTGTGGGCGATCGTCCGAACCTTCCAGGGCATCGCCCACTTGGAGGCCCACGGCACGTACGACCTGAATCCAGTCCTTGACTGGTTCCGTGCTTAACAACTGAATAGAGCCCTCGAAGCGCCCCATGAAAGGCGGTTCAAACAAATGTCCATCCGGGAACAACTGGCCGAGGCCGCCAAGCCGAAGCAGCGCTGCACATGCTGTGCATGGGTCGCTACGCAGAGTGCAGATGACCGTAAGGCTATTGAGGAATGGGTAGCCGAAGGGAAGTCGATTGAGGCGCTTGTCCGCGTGCTGCGGAATGAGGGTCTTCCGGTGGGGCCGGTGCAGTTCCGGCGTCACGTGCGAGAGTGTGTGCGCTCTTGAGTATCCGTGACAGCCTCAATAGTCGCCGCCCCGTGCCGGAAGAGTCGGCACCAGAGCAGGCGAAAATGCGCGCGGAGTGGGACGGCACCGCAGGTTTTATTCAGACGGGCAAGGTCTCAGATGACTTCGATGAGCAGGACTTCGAGGGCATCCTTCGCGAGTTCGCCGACGAACTGCACTACGACCCAGCCAAGGTTGAGATTGCCGGTAACCCACAGGTCGTGGTGTGGGAGACGGGCTTCCGCAACAAGGAGGGGGAGTGGGAGAAGCATAAGCACCACTCCTGGCGGTATCACCTCGCCGTCCGGCGTTGGGCTATAGACCTACCCGCCTTGTATGCGGAGGTCCGCAAGACGAGGCCGGTGCAGCCGAAGAAACCCACAGGGGAGTCGACGGTTGTGGTGTGCTGGGCAGACATTCAAACCGGGAAGGTCGACCACCTCGGCGGCGTCAAAGAGTTATTACTGCGCCTTCAGGAAAAGCGGGAAAACCTGAACGCCTACCTGAAACGTTCAAGGTTTGATCGCATCATCATCGCGGACGTGGGCGACATTGTGGAGGGCTTCGACAACGTCACAGCCCAAACCCGCACCAACGGCCTATCTCTCATGGATCAGGTCGAGGTTGCCGCCACGGAGTTCTGGAAGACCATCACCCTGTGCGCCAAGCACGCCCCGGTGGATGTGCTGTCCATCCCGTCCAATCACGGCCAGTGCCGCCACGGGAAGGATCTAATCGGGAAGCCCACCGACGACTGGGGATTGGCTATCTCGAAACGTCTTGAATGGCACAACAACCCCGACAACCAAGGCCCGAACCTGCCGGTAGATTTCCACCGGCCGCCCGAGTGGTGCGAGACACTGCAGTTCGATGTACGCGGCACCAGGTTGGGGTTGGCGCATGGCCACCAAGCCTCCGGCGCTGACCGGGTTAAGACGTGGTGGGAGAAGATGACCCACGGCGGCGTCATGGACTGCCACGTCCTCTTGACTGGACATTTCCACTACGCCAGCCTGCGCCCCCATGGGCGGGATCAAGTGTCCGTTCTCAAATGA